TTTTCTCCAACAGGAACATTAATTTGTAAAAAATCAAAGAAACCTCCTCCTTTTTGTTTTCTAGTAAAATTTTGTCTGCGTCTTTGTTTCAATTTTTGAGTCATAAATATATAATATAAATATAAAAAAAAATTATTTAAATTATATAATGGAATGTCCTATTTGTTTTGAAGTAATTTCCAATAGTTGTTATGGTAGCAGAGATTGTATAGGTGTTTTAGGTGGGTTATATGGGTGTTTTACCTAAAATGATAATATAAATGTTTAATTGTAAGGAACTTCATTATCAATGGTAACAGAACGACCATCAATATTATTAAGCCCCCCTGAAAGAATACCATTAACATCTAAATTAGGAAGAACAATAGGATCAATTAAAACGGCATTATTAATTCTACCGGTTTCAAGAATTTCAGGATTAAATGATGAATGTCCGATATATGCAATTTGATGAACTTTAAGACAGTTGGTGAGGTCGACAACAACTTTAGGCGTAATGGGCATAGCCCCGTCAATAGTAACAATAGTAAGATTATGTTTTAAATTTTTGATAATTTCATTATAGAATTGCGCAGGTATTGTTCCAGAAAGCCCAGTTAAAAATAAAACAGGTGTACCACGCCCATTTAATGTAGCAGTTTTGCCATGAGATAATTTAACATATGGATTAAAAAATGCAGAAACAGACAGTAAACCAATAATAATTAATTTGGATAGAATTATTTATAATATAATGTTGTATTTTTATATTAGTTTAAAAGTATAATAAAATAGTAATAATATGAATTATAAAAGTTGGCTGGAAAGCATAAAAGATAATCCAATAGAATTAGTCAAATCCAGTAATGATATTTATAGATTTAGTAACGAAAGAAAATATAAAATAAGTTTAAATGAAAATATGGATAGCGAAAGTTATATATATATATATAATTGTTTAAAAAATTCAGAAAGAGGTTTAGAATTGTATAATTTTAAAACAACTCCTATAATAACATATTGGGCTAGAAGTAACGAGCGTATAATGAGATATAGCGGAGCGTTAGATTATTAATGTTGCATTTTTTTGAAATCTTTATATGATATAATTTTTTCAGAAACAGGTGGTTTTTTGGGTTTTTTTTTTTTACGGTCATTAGCGTCCATTTTTTTCTGGTTTTTAAGAGCGCTATCAATATATAGTTCCTTTAAACGTTCACCAACAAGATATGAACCTTCGTGTTGGTCTAATTCTCCGTCTTCAATTTTTTTTAGAACATTTAAAAAGTTATCCATAATATCAAGATTTAAAGTATCCGTTTTAATTTTATTATATATATCGGTATAATTATTGAATAGAAATTGACATTGGTTAACACATATATTATCAAATTCAGTGGGATTAGATTTACTGAGACGTGAATATTTTTCTTTTAAAAAAATCAGTTGTTTGATGTCATTTCTAATAAGATGACTTTGTTTATTTTCACGTATTTGTTGAGTAACATCTTCTGTTTCGTTGGCTTTAATCATATTTTGAAGGTCAAGTTTTTGTTGATTATCAAGGAGAGACATATATATATATAAAAAAATAAATATATTTAAGTAATAAAATGTATATTTTCTTAAAGATAATAATAAAATAATATATAAATGGTAAAATTAAAAAGAAATTTAGAAAGTATTTTAAATAATAAAAATTATAATTTAATAATTTTTTTATTAATAGGTGTTCTATTTATATTTTTAATTTGTGGTAATTATAATTTAGTAGAAGGATTAAAGTTGGATGAAATATCGAGTCAGTTAAATAATAAAAGGTCCGAAACAAATGATGGGGGGAATTTACAAAAAAACATAGCAAAATTATATAATAGAGAAAACGGAAAAAGAAAAAATTTATTAGATACTGATCTAGGAACTATGGTAAAACCAAAAAATGTTGTAGAAGGATTTTTAGAAGGAATGAATAAATGTTCTTCAAATTTTAGTAATGTGGGTGTAAAAGGTAATAAAGCAAATTTAATGGTAAATTCACAATGTGAAAGTTTAGAACATTTAAAAAATAAAAATAAATCAGTCATAAATGGGGCACATGAAAAAAAATTAAATTACTATTAATATAATTAAATTATATATTTATAATAGGTATATAATTTAATATGACAAGTATATTTGGAGATTTGGGAAGTGCTGTAGTTGTAATATTAATTTTTACTATAATACATATTGCATTAGCAGCTAGTATAGGAATATCTAAAATACAAAAAAATTGGGAATTTTATAAATGTAATCCATCGGTGATGCCTTTCGCATCAGTTTTTGGACATGATACAGGTGCTAATTTTAATGAATGTATACAAAAACAACAAACCGGTTTTATGGGTTCATTTTTAGACCCAATATATCAATCATTAACTTATTTTGCACAAAATGGAGCAATATTTGCAGATATGTTTGAGGGTGTAAAATTATTCGGAAACACACAAGACAACAATACGGGTAATTTTGTAGAGGATGCAAAAGGAAGATTATATAATATGTCAGACGGTGCAAATGGAATTTTTATAGGTGTAACAGATACATTTAGTAAATTGACATCAACAATAACAATATTATTTTATACTTTGCAATCGGCATTACTAGCAGGTAAATCAGCGTATCATGAAATACCAGGAACATTTATTAAAATAGCAAGTTTTGGTCAACTATGATAAATTAAAATTTATAAATATAACAAGTTTTGGCGCATTAGGATAAATAAAAATTTATAAATATATATTAATATGGAAGAAGAAAAAAATAAAACTTTACAAAATAAAATAAAAAATTATTTCGAGAAACAAACATATTTGGAAAAATATAATTTTGATGTAGTAGTAACAATATTAGCAATATTATTTGTAGTATTTATAATATTTTATGTATATTTATCTTCACGAATAAATTTGGAAAAAATAAATTGGGAAAAAAATAAATGTAATCCATTTTACATGCCATTTGGAAGTAAAATAAATGGCGGGGGAGATAGATTTAATGAAGATAATTTAAAAAATTGTTTAGATGATTTAACATCAAATGTTGCATTTGATGTATTACAACCAATAAATGTACTAGTAAATATGTTTTCTGAAATATTAAAATTTATAACATCGATGATGTCGCAAATATTAGCTAATATTATACATTTGTTTAACATGTTAATGAGTATATTTAAACATTTTATGATGATAATAGAAAGAATAGCAAATGAAAACCTAATAATATTTGGTAAAATAAATGACTTTTTAGGGGGAACACTAGGGTTTATTACCAGTATTTATTATAAACTAATTATATTAGTTGATTCGATCAAATTAATTTTCCCAATGATGGCATTAGCATTTTTGATGGGTGTAATACTACCCGCAATAGTATCATTAGCACTCGCTACAATACTTTTAGCGGGACTTTATGTAATAGCAGTGACTTTATCCCCTGTATTTTGTACTGGATGTTGGGCATGGGGACCGGCAATATTTATGGCAGTAGTATGTGTATTTTTGCAGTATTTTTTGATTTTGCTTTTAGTATTATATACAATTTTTGCAGTTATGTGTAGTGATATATTAACGAGTTTATTAAAACCGATAAGTAATGATGATTCAGAGATCAGGATTAGGTAGATTTTAAACCTCTAACGGCGCGCCTTAATAATAAAATAATAAAATAATAAAATAATTTTTAATATCTAATTATTTTAATGACTTCATTAGATAAACTGCGAGAAAGTAAAGTTTTTAAAATATTTTTTTGTATATTTTTGTTATTAATAATATTTGATAAAGCATTAATTAAAGTATTAAAATCATTATATAATAGATTTCAAAAATTAGTATTAAAAAATGATATAGAAATTCCATTAGAAACAATAAGAAAATATACAAATAAAAATAGTGAAAATTTTAATAATTTAAATTTAAATAATTATGAAGAAAATATGGCAGGAAGTATAAGTGAAATATTTAAAAAAGACAAATATAATTTAGGAGATTATCCAAATGTAGAAGTAAAAGGTGGAGAAGAACTTTTTAAACACAATAAATTCCTACCAGAATGTTGTATGTATTATTCTGATTATTCAAGCGATAAAGGATGCCCATGTATAACACCGGAACAGCAAAATTATTTACAAAGAAGAGGTTCAAATAGAACAAGTGAATCATTTATTCATGGGAATGATTTAAAAAATATGTTTTTTTCTCCAACAAATACTTTGAAAGGAAATAAAGATGAAATATTTTTGACAAATAATATATATATAAAAAAAGATCCAGAACCATTAAGTGATGCAAGTATAAATAATGTATATTCAATATTAAATACACAAGAAAGATAAGTTATGCAGCTCTTAATAAACTAGGCGTAAATATTATTTAGTATAAAGATTATGTGATTTACGCGCAACAACAGTCCATTTCTCAAGTTTTTGGCGTCGATTCTGCGAAGAGATGTTCTTACCGTGTTCGTTGTACTTATCGTTGTCAAGGGTTTCACTGGCGGTAATAATCATACACCACTTCAGGTTTGTCATGTTATATAATACATATAAATAATATAAATAATTATATTCAATTTTTTTAATAATTAAATATAATTATTTATATTATTTATATTATTTATATTATTTATATTATTTATATTCATCAATTTTAATATCATTTTCAGATATAAATTTTCTACACAGTCTAAGTTTAATATTATTATTAAGAGAAAAACATTTAATATTATTTTTTTTTGAATTAAACAATATTATATCTTCAGCGTTCCAAACATGTTTGATTAATTCATTGTATGATATATCATCGTTTATATAATATATTTTTTTAAATATATTAAATGATGATATAGAGAACCAATCACATGAAGCGAGGGCAGTTTCATAACGAGGACAAAAATAAAAAACATTTTTAGAAAATGAATTTAATATAATGTTCATTTCTTGTATATTATATTCAAGGAAGTATAAATCTGGTCTTATTCTGAAAACAATATCATTATCATAAATATTAATATTATGAGTAAAAATATTATCAACAATTTTCCTAAATCCATAAAACAATTTATAAATATTAAAAGTCCAGTTATTAATTTTTCCATTTAATTTAATTTGTTGCTTAGTTTTATTGGTAATATTACTATATATATATTCGTCTGTAGGTTCCGGTTCAAAAAAAACATAATCAAAATTAAGAATAGAAGCATTATCAATATTTAGATTATCCCAAGTTAATAGATACAATTTAATATTGAAGCCAAAAAATAAATATTTAATTTTAGATGATAAAAAATTTAAATATTTAACATTTGGACGAATAATACCAGTGATAAAAAAATGTATAGTTTTAGAATTATTAATAATAGTAGTCATATTATTAGTAGATACATAAGGATGTGTGTTATGTTTTATATTTTTTTTATATCGGGTAACTATAAATTGTTTCATTAATAATAATATTTATACAATAATTAATTATAAAAAATTGAGTAAAATAATATATTTTTTTTACATTAAGTAAATAAAGATGGTTTCATTGTTATTATTATTTATCTTGGTTATTTGAAGACGATAATTAATTATACATACCAATAGGAACATCGTCTTTATAAGATTTATTAAGTAATTTATCAATAATTTTATTATCGAGATAAAACGGGAATTCAACTTTTTTATCAAGTTTGAGGGAACTTTCAAATAAATTTTCTTCTGGTTTCATAAGTCTATATAAATTTAATTTAGTATAAATAATTTCTAGACAACGTTTAAGATTTCTGACACCAGATTCTTTTTCAGTAAAATCATTAATAATATACTCTAGTATTGGATCAGTAAAAACAACCTCCTCTTTTTTAAATTTAGTTTGTTCATAAATTTTGGGAAGTAAATAATTTTTGCAAATAATAAGTTTATCTTTATTTTTATATCCTTTAGTTTCTATTTTATACATTCTATCTTTAAGAATAGGATTAACTTTAGATTCATCATTATAACTGAAAATGAAAAGTGCTTTTGACATATCAAGGCTAATTTCAGACATATATTTATCTGTAAAATTAGAATTTTGTGTAACATCAGTAAGATGAGTTAATACTCCAGCAATCTCGTCGCCTTTAGGGGTATCACTAATTTTATCAAGTTCATCAAATAAAATAACAGGATTCATGCAAGTAGATTGAATAAGAATATCAATGATTTTACCATATTTACTTCCTTCATAAGTGTAATCATGACCATCTAGAAATCCACTATCACCGCATCCTCCAAGAGCAATTAATGCGAACGGTCTATTTAAAATTTTACTAATACCATCTTTAATAAGTGTCGTTTTACCAGTTCCCATTGGTCCTTTAATAGCAATAGCACTACCAAGAGCATTAGGATTAACTAACCACAAACCAATAAGTTGCATAATTTGAATTTTAGCATCATCGAGACCATATACAACATTATCAAGAATATTTTTGGATTCTTGCATGAATTTATGACATTTTTCAATTCCATCAGCATATGTAATTGCTAGATTATTGTATTTATTGAATGGTATTTTAATAAATGCATCAACCCATGATTTAATTTTATAGTATTCACTATTACCAAATTCACCTCTCATTTCGCGAAGCATATTAATTTTTCTTAATGCACAAGCTTTGTATATGTCGGGAATATCTATATTAATTAAATGAATAAGATAAGGTTTTTCAATAGACGTTAGGTTTTTAATAACTGTTAATTTTTTAATAGCATCTTCTTGTTCAATAATAGACATTTGATTTTTAAAATATTTGGATTCATTATCTTCTTCCGTTAAAATTTTAGAGAATTTTTTATAATTTTTGATAGAATTTTTTTTTGTAGAAATTTTTTTCACAGGAGGAGGAAGTATAGTATTATGTATTTCTTCTAATGTATCGGGAGGAAGTATAGTATTATGTAGTTCTTCTAATGTATCCGGAGTATTTGTTTTTTTTTGACTAGATTTTTGTTTTTCTAGATTGGCAATATTAACTAATTCTTTAATAATATTATTAGAGTTAGAATCAAGTAATTTTTTGCTAAGTTTTCTAAGTTTTTGATTTTTAATAACATCTTCATCTTCGTCTTCGTCTTCATCTTCATCTTCGTCTTCATCTTCATCTTCGTCTTCATCTTCGTCTTCATCTTCGTCTTCATCTTCATCTTCATCTTCATCTTCATCTTCATCTTCATCTTCATCTTCATGTTCATCTTCATCTTCATCTTCATCTTCATCAGGTGTAAATTTCTTTTCATAATTATATATATTATTTTTCCCGGCTTTCATATTGAAAATGATGTTAATATTTTTATTTTTATTACTATCAGAATTAAACAATTTATTAATTTCATTATAATCAATAACCTGCTTAGTAAATAAAGCTTCTTCTTCGCTGTCTCCATCATATTCTAGATTAGAATTTTTAAATATTTGTTTTTTTGTTTTTTGTGAAGTAAATAATCTTTGTCGTTTAATTTTATTAATTTTAGACTTGGTATAATTAGATGGAAATAATTTGTTTAAAAACTTATGATATTCTAATTTATCTTTAGCTAAATTAATATTTTCTTCGGTTTCTTTAATAAACATATCATCTTCTTGGTTGATATAAGATTCGTCATCACTTTCTAATTCCGAGCCAGATGATGAATCGTTACAAGAAGCATCGGAACAATTTTCCAAAATATATTTGCGCTTTAATACTCCAGTATTAAGCCGGGTTTTATGTTTGTGGTTAATTGTAGACATAAATGATATAATATATATAATAAAAAATTTAAACAATAAAATCAATTTTAAAAAAATAAAAATATTAATAAAAATATTAATAAAAATATTAATAAAAATATTTATAATAAAATTGAAATGAATTTAAATATATATTATTTATATTAGTAGTATGACTAGTGACGAAACCAAAAAACCATCAAAAATTATAGGTATTCAATTTAGTATATTAAGTCCACACGAAATTCAAAAAGGTTCTGTTGCAGAAATAGTAAATAGAGATACTTATATAAATAATAAACCAGTTCTAGGAGGTTTATTTGATCCCCGCATGGGTATTTTAGAACCGGGTTTTATATGTCCGACAGATGGACTGGATTATATTCAAACCCCCGGATATTTTGGTCATATAAATTTGGCTCGACCAGTATTTTACATTCAATATTTAACATCATTAATGAAAATAATGAGATGTATATGTGTAAAATGTAGTAAATTATTAATAAATAAGGAAAAATACTCATATTTGTTAAATTATAATAATGATGAGCGTTGGAATAAAGTATTTGCATTAGCAAGTAAAAAGAAAAGATGCGGTGAATGTTCTCATAATGGCTGTGGTTGTTTACAGCCGAAATTAAAGAAAGAAGGATTGGCAACATTAATAGCAGAATGGAATGATAAAGAAGAAGAAATAAAAAATTATGAGTTTTCAAAAGATAATGATGGAAAATTAATAATGAAATTGATTCCAGAATTAGTAATTAAAATTTTAAGAAAGATATCAGATGAAGATGTGAATTTTATGGGATTTAGTCCAATATGGTCTCGGCCAGAATGGATGGTTTGTCAAACAATGGCAGTTCCACCTCCGGCAGTTCGTCCGTCAGTAAAACATGATTCACAACAAAGAAGTGAAGATGATCTAACGCATATAATAGTAAATATAATAAAAGCAAATAAGACACTTCAAGAGAAGATTGAACAAAATGCGAATTCAAATGTAATAGACGATTGGACGACAGTTTTGCAATATTATGTGGCGACATTAATAGATAATAAGATACCAGGTGTAGCAGCAGTAGCACAGAGGTCAGGAAGACCATTAAAAGCAATAAAAGATAGATTAAACGGGAAAGGAGGAAGAGTAAGAGGAAATTTAATGGGAAAGCGTGTAGATTTTAGTGCACGTTCGGTAATTACTCCAGATCCAAATTTATCAATTAGTGAATTAGGTATTCCACTAAAAATTGCAAAAAATTTAACAAAACCAATAACGGTAAATAGAAAAAATAAGAATTATTTAATGAGATATATATTAAATGGTCCTGATGTATATCCGGGGGCAAAGATTTACGAGAAAAAAAACGGAGACTGTATAAGTTTAAGATATGTTGATAGAGAATCAATAAAATTAGAAGACGGAGATAAAGTTCATCGCCATATTTTAAATGGTGATGCGGTATTATTTAATCGTCAACCAACATTACATAGAATGTCTATGATGTGTCACGTAGCACGGGTGATGACGCAAGGTGATACATTTAGAATGAATGTAGCAGATACAAAACCATATAATGCAGATTTTGATGGAGACGAGATGAATTTACATATGCCACAAGACGAAGAGTCAGAAATAGAATTAAAGTTATTAGCAGCAGTAAAAAATAATATAATAAGTCCAGCAAATAATAAATCGATAGTAGGTATATTTCAAGATTCACTATTAAGCGTATATTTATTTAGTAGAGAGAATATAAAGTTTGATTCCCGAACAGCAATGAATTTATTAATGCATTGTAATAAGATAGACATAAATTCAATAAATTTTAAAAATTCTACAGTATCAAGTTTTGATATATTAAGTCAAATATTACCAAATTTTAGTTTAAAATATAAAACAAAGAGATTTAAAGATGAAGAAGATTATACGACATCAAATAATGTATTAGAAATAAATAATGGAAGATTAGTGCGTGGTCATATAGAGAAAGGTATTTTAGGCGATACAACGCGTGGATTATTACAAAGAATTTATAATGATTTTGGCGTAGATGCATCTCAAGATTTTGTAGATGATTTGCAAGACATAGTGACAGAATATATGAAACTTCACGGATATAGTGTCGGCATAAGTGATTTAATAGCCGATAAAGATACAATAGAAAAGATAGTAGATGTAATTACAAAAAAGAAGATGGAAGTGAAATCTTTAATAGATGAAACACATTTAGGAATATTTGATAATAAAACGGGAAAATCAAACGTAGAAGAGTTTGAGACACAAGTAAATAATATATTAAATAAAGCTTCGTTTGAAGCAGGAAAATTAGGAAGAACAAATATGGGTGCAAATAATAGATTTGTAACTATGGTAAATGCGGGCTCAAAGGGCAGTGATTTAAATATTTCACAAATGATTTCTTGTTTAGGACAACAGAATGTAGATGGAAAACGAATTCCTTATGGTTTTGAAAATAGAACATTACCACATTTTACAAAATATGATGATTCCCCTGAAGCACGTGGATTTGTCGAGAGTTCTTTTATTGGGGGGCTAAGACCAGAAGAATTATTCTTTCATGCCATGGGTGGTCGTGTAGGTTTAATTGATACGGCAGTAAAAACATCAGCAACAGGCTATATTCAGCGTCGTTTAATTAAAAGTTTAGAAGATTTAGTAGTAGCATATGATATGACAGTAAGAAATAATAAAGGAAAAATTATTCAATATAGTTATGGCGATGATGGTTTTGATCCTGTAAAAGTAGAATCACAAGGATTAGGGTTTATAATGATGTCAATTGAAGAAATATACGGTCATTACCAGATGCCAAATGATAAAACAAAAGATTTAGTCTATACAACATTATATACAAAACAAGCATATACAAGATTCAAGAAGCAAAAAACAGAATTAGATAAAAAATGTAAAGAATATATTGATTATATAATTGAATCAAGAAAACTTATAGTAGAAAAAGTATTAAAAAACATATATAAGGGCAATGTAAATATTCCAGTATCATTTATAAATATAATAAATAACATATCAGGTAACCAGGAAGAAAATGTTATAGTTGATATAACACCATTGGAGGTATTTGAAATGATAGAAAGTAATTTTGAAAAATTAAATAAAATTCGTTACTGTATACCGACAGAATTATTTAAGGTACTTTATTATTATTATTTAAGTCCAAAAGAATTAATAATGCATAAAAAATTAACAAAAAAATCAATGGAGGTTTTACTATTAAATATTAATAATTGTTATAAAAAAGCAATAATTAGTCCCGGAGAAATGGTAGGTATGATTGCAGCACAAAGTATTGGTGAGCCAACGACTCAATTAACATTAAATACATTCCATTTTGCGGGTGTAGCATCTAAATCAAATGTAACTCGTGGGGTTCCAAGAATCGAAGAGATTTTGTCATTATCAGAACATCCAAAAAATCCATCGTGCACAATTTATTTAAATGAGAATGATAAATATGATCAAAATAAAGCAAAAACTTACATAAATAATTTAGAATATACAAAATTAAGAGAAATTGTTGAAAGTTGTGAAATATGTTTTGATCCAGACGATATGAATAGTTTAATAAAAGAGGACGAAGAACTAATGAAAGAATATAAAGAATTTGAAGAATTATTAGATGAATGTAAATCAACATTAGATGAATCAAAAGAAAAATCAAAATGGATAATTAGATTAAGTATGAATAAAACAGAAATGTTAGATAAAAATATTACGATGGAAGATATACATTTTGCATTAAACAATTCGTATAATAATATATCTTGTATGTATAATGATTACAATTCAGATAAAATAATTTTTAGAATTAGAATAAATAAAAATATTCAATCCTCGAAGAAAAAGAAAGCAAAAAATATACCAGAAACATTAGATCAATCAGACGAGATTTATTTATTAAAGAATATACAAGATGAATTATTAGATAGTTTAGTATTAAGAGGTATAAAAAATATTAAAAAAGTATTATTAAGAAAAATTAGTGATAATTTTGAAGAAGTAGATTTAAAATATATTAAAAAAGAGTTATGGGTATTAGATACAGTTGGAACAAATTTATTAGATATTTTAGCATTAGATTTTATTGATACAACAAAAACAATAAGTAATGATATTATTGAAATATATAATGTATTAGGTATTGAAGCGGCGCGACAAGCAATATTTGATGAATTTTCAGAAGCGATTGAATTTGATGGAGCATATATTAATTACCATCATTTAACAATGTTAGCAGATAGAATGTGTTGCAATAGTAAACTGGTATCCGTTTTCAGACATGGTATAAACAATGATGATATTGGTCCAATTGCAAAAGCATCATTTGAAGAAACACCAGAAATGTTCTTAAAGGCGGCAAGACATGGTGAATTAGATATAATGCGCGGTGTTTCGGCTAATATAATGTGTGGGCAAGAAGGATATTTTGGTACAAGTAGTTTTAAACTATTGGTAGATATGGATAAAATGTCAGAAATTAAACCAGAAGAAGAAGAAGAAGAATATACCGATCAAGATATGTTAAAAGAATTAGATGAAACCGACGAATATAGCGAATGTTCAACAAATAATATAAAAATAGAATCTATGGTATCTAATTTGAAAGCTATAAAAATGAGTAAAAATGATGATTATGATATAGATTTTTAAGCAATTATAAATTATTATATTTTTTTTATAAAAATATAAAAATTTAATCAGTAATTAATATATTATGCAAGAAAGAATTTTCTATAATATTATAGCATTAAATATAAAAAATAGTAATTTAATAAAATATAAAGAGAAAGAATTAAAATTAACTTCAAAAATTATAAATTTATATACAAAATTTAAATATTTTGAAGTTAATTATAAAACTTTTTTAAACAATGAGAATATAGTAAATATTTTTTATAAATCGCAAAAAATATACAATTTAGTAACTTTATTTTGTAATAAATTAAAAATAAGATCTGCAAAAATATATAATAGCGAAGATTTATTAGGTAATGAATTAAATAATATATTATCATTTAATATTTTAATTGATAAATTTATTTATAAATTTAGTTATAAGGATTTGATAAAAATAATAACAACAAATTTATTAAATTTTCAACAAGAAACAACCCGAAGAAATATAACTAATAATTTTTCTACTCCATTAGAAATTAAAAATCCATATACAAATATTCCTTTTAAAAAGTATATATTATATAATTTTTACATTTTTTGTAAAAATAATAATTATAAAATACCAATAATATTTCAATTGTATTATGAATCAAACTTTAGAATAAAAGATTTATTTATACTACACGAAAATTATATAACTTTGAAATCAATAAAAAAATATATAGTTTCTGCAGACAATCAAGAAAAATATAATTATCTTTTAAAAAGTAGTATTATTTTTTGTGATTTTTTAACAACTTATTTTGATAAACGAGAAATAAAATATTTATGTGCAGTATTTAAAAATAAAATATTTAATTTGGATTTAAGTTTTATAAATAATAACTTTGATGAAATAATCTATTATTATTTGGTATTAATTTATTATGATAGTTCAAATAATTCAAAATATTTTTTATGTTATAAAATGAAACTAATAATAACGATATTATTTAATAAAAAAATCTATTTTATAGATAATAATGATACAATTTCTACTATAAAAATTAACGATATACATAAAATTATAAATGAAAACCTAGAAATAATTATAATAAGAGAAATAAATAATTATAGATTAATAAATAATCTTGATATTATTTTACAAAACCAAAGAAACAATGAAGAACCCGAAGAAGAAGAATTTGAAGAAGAAACTAATAATAATCAAGAAATAAATAATATAGAAGAAGTAAAAGAAAAACATAATAAAATAATTTTATTAAAAAATAAGATACATCAAAAGTTATACAAATTAAATGATATATGTGAAAATAGTAAATTATACAGGTTATTTTTTAAAATAGCTATTTTAAATCTATTTGTCATTAATTGTTATATAAATATATTAATATTGTATAGAATATTTTTTAAAATTTTAAAATTTTAATTTAACGCTGCTCTCGCCTGAACTTTTTTATCTTTTGGAACAACTTTTTTTTTATTAGACTCAATAATAAGATTTAAAATTAAATCGGTATAATCTTCTAATTGTAATAATATTTCAGTATTAAGTTGTATTTTATCATTATCAATTGTATTTTTAGTTATATCAATAGTAGTTGAATTACTAAAATGTAATAATTTATAATTTTTTTGTGTTTTAATATATTTACTAGGTATTTTAATCGAATAATAATTATTGTTTTGAGTATTTTTATTTAAAATAATAAATGTTTTATCATTAATAGATAAATTAATAACTGTATTACACATTAGAATAATTGGTAAATTATATTTTTTTGCCATTAAATATATATCAATATATGTAACAAAAAACACAGGACTATTAATTAAATCACTTAAAAGTTTTTTAAATTCTTCTATTTTTAAAAATGGAGAAATTTTTAATTTTTCAAGTAAAATACTTCCAGCAGAGTCTTCTTTATAAAGTTTTTTATTTATTTCTAACATAGTATGAAGTAATGCTTCTGTATATTCGTTGTTGAAATATTCCTCAATTAAAACATTTTTAAGTTCATTAATATTCATATTTACTAATTTTGAATCAGGCGTGCTAGAATTATTATGTTTTAAAATAAATAACATTAATTCAAAAGAGCAAATTTTATCATTGTCAATATCAAAGAAAAATTCATATAATTTATTTGTAAATAAAGAATTTAAATCATTTTCTCTAACTTCATGATTTTTATGTTTACATTTAATATTTTTAACGTATTCATTAATAGATAATTTGTTAGGCATATCTTCTTCTTGTTCTTCTTGTTCTTCTTGTTCTTCTTCTTCTTCGGGTAAATCTTCATCGTCTTCAGTTAAGTTTTTAAATTTTTGTTTTTTATATTTTTTTTCTAATAGTTTTATTTTATTAACTTGATCTTTTGGTAATTTAATTCGAATTTTTTCATTGGGTTGTATTTTATTTAGATCATAATCAGGATATTCAACATTGAATTGAGAAATATCTATTTTACTATTTTTTTTATTATTAGAACTTAATTTGTAAGTATCAAAAGTAGTATAATTAGTATATGGATCTTTAAATTGTAAATTGGTAAATTTTATTTCTTCCGCCAAACTAGATTCCATTAATACTACTTCGTCGTCGTTAATATTATATCTGATATTATTAAATAAAATAAAGTTAGATGAATTAAATAATATACGTTTTGTTTTATTATAACGTACAAATTCATCAGAAAGTTTAGTAAAATATATATCAAAATTTTCATCATTTGTAATTAAATTATTTTTAGGAACAATAAGATTACATATATTAGTATTCGTATTAATCATACAAAAATCGCTATCACAAGTGTTATTATTACCACATAAAGAAAAATTTTTGATATTATCTAATATATTTTTATCATATTCAGCAAAAATAATATAGTTTTCGGCGAGCGATTCTAACTCGTCTCTTATAAGTTTTAATTTATCAAAATAAATAAGTACATTATTTTTAATAATGTCTTGTATTTTAATATTGAATTTATAATTTTTATATTCAGAGAGAAGTTTAAAAATAGTATTTCTAAAAGTATTATAGAATCCCGATTCTAATTTTATATTGCTAATTAATTCTTGTCTTTCTTTGTCAATATTAAATTTGTTTTGTATAACAATATCTGTTAATAAATAATTTTTATCAGAAAGTTTTTCTAATTCATCATTAATATATGCTTCGGGCTTATTTATCATAACAAATTGATTAGCATTAGTTAAAATACCAATTATTAATTCGTTTTCAATTATTTTGTTTACTGGTTTACATTGTATAATATGATTAGTCATATCATATATTTTTTGTAAAAATTCTTTAGTAGAATTATAATCTGAAAAATATTCTTCATTTAATTCATCAATAAAAACAATTGGAATTTCATAATGTTCATACATATTTGAAGGATGACATGGAATATATCTATATCCATCAAATTCTATTTGATTACTTATAATTATAGCAATAACTTTATTTTCGTAATCCATAACTTGAAAATTAATTTCATAACCTAATTTAGTTAAAATATTAATAGTGTTATCCAATGAAATATTTTTATGAAATTTAACATTATTGCTAAGAGTTTCTCCGCAATTATTATTAATATCTTCTTTAATAAAATTAAGAATTTTTTTAAATTCATTTAATCTAGTTTCGTCTGAATTAATTGTAAAAGAAAATAATGGAGTTATTATATTATGATCTTGTGTTCTAATTGAATAAATTGGTTCAAAATATTGTTCTTTCATTAATAAAATAAGACTTTTTTTAGTATCATTAACAAATTCATTAGAATAATTTTGTTTAGGGCAAATAACTTTAACATTATCAGTTAAATCATAGCTAGTAATATCAAGTATAATTAAATTAATTCCATTAGGAAATAATAATGGATTAGGTTTACAAATAATATCCCATAAATACGTATAATCAATAATATAATTTTTGCCTTTTAAATATAATTTAAAATTTTCAAAAGAAATCAAGATTTTTTTATATAAATTAATATGATTATGGTTAGATTTATCTAATTTTTCATAAAAATTGCTTTTACTTTCAAACTTTTCAATATCCATTTTGTCTAAAAATTCTTCAGTAATATTTTTATTTAAAAATATTTGTACTAAATTAGCATTATTGTAGGTTATAAAATTATCAATAGTTAAAGATTTTAGTATAATATTTTTCATTTCATCGATACCAATAGATTTACTTATGGTTAATATTTCTTTTGAATAAGCGTCTGCAATACATGCTATAAATGAATTATTTTTATCATTTTGAACCCCGTATCTAAGTAAACAAGTATATTTATACTTCAAATTATTGTTATCTGGATTAATACAATCGTCAGAATCAAATTGTAAAAACTTTTTAATATTAAGAGGAAGATGTCCTGCTTTGTATTGTTCTAATGGAAATTTATCAGCTCTAATAATATATTTAATATCTCCTTGTTTTACAATTTGACTATTAATATTGCAAACACGTTTATTTTTCTCATCGAAGGGTGTGGGTTTTTTTTCATTTTTTAGTTTACTAAAACAACAAGGTAGACAAAATTCATTACCCTGTTCATCTTTTACAATATCTTTTAAAAATGCAGGTTCTCTATTTTTATTTTCAAATTTATAAATATTTCCTTTTCCCTTAGAATAAATAGTTCCATAATTACCCGTTTCAACTTGTTCTTTTGTTAAAGTAGTAGAATTTTCTAAATTCCAAAATTTAGGACATATATAAAAATGTTTTTTATTAGGATCAGTAGAGTATTCTAATACGTCATTAGGTGTATATTCAGGATTATCAACTAAAACTTTTTGTTTTTCTTCTTCGGTTAAAATTACTGGTTGTCTTGCCGATTGACATAATCTAGAATAACTAACGTAATTTTTTTTAGTATCTTCTTTTGCAAGATTAGGTTTATATGTTTTAACTTTAAATAATCCGGGTTGTAATTTTTCTAATCTATTTAATACAGGATTTCCTCTAGTCGATTCTTTAAAATTTTTTAAGTTATCTTCTTTTTTATCATCTTGTTCTTGGGATTTTTTTTTATTATCTAATGCTTCGTCGCGTAATTCTTGTTGTTTTATTTCTTCGTCTGGTTCTTCTTCTTCTTCTTCTTCTTCTGTGTTAATTTTAATTTCTTCGGGTATAATTTCTTTAATTTTTTCATCTATTAAAAAATCATTATCTTGTTCAATTTTAAAATCTTCTTCATCAATATCAATAATATTTTTTTGATCTTCGTCCTCGTCGTCATCGTCATCGTCATCGTCATCATCGGCTAATAATATATCTAATAAATTATTAGTATAATCATCTTCATCAATAGAACTAGCAGCATCAATTGCATCATCAAGGTCAATTTCTAATGGTGTATTAAAAACATTATCAATATTTTTTTGAGTTAAATCAACAATAATTTCATCTGGTTTAATATCTTGAATATATTGTTCTTCTTTTTTCTTACTAGATTTACAAATAGATAAATCAATATCTTTAATATCATTAAATGACATTTTAAAGATAGAATCAATATAAATTTTAATAAAATAAATGTATCTAATATTATCAATATTATCTATTGATACATTAATCTGATTATTAATATTATTATCGATATTAAAAAGAAATCCAGGTGAATTTTTAATTTTTAATTTTCTATAATTAAAAATATTTTGTACGAGATCGAGAGATTGTATAGCATTTTCAAAAATAGCAGACGCTTCTTCAGTAGATGATAATTTAAAATTTTCCTGTAATTGTTGTATAATTTTAATAGGAGATTCTTTTAGTTTAATAAGTTCGATAATGAAAGCGTCTTTGTCGTTCATTTCATTATAATTAGATACTCTTTTGTACCGAAATTTTTTTTCTTTGGTTTTATCACTAATTATGTTAAAAAAGAAGTATAAACAATTTTTAATATTATTTAAAAGTTTAATACTTTGCGTGGATTCAATTTGAATAGTGTAATTAAGATTAATAAGTTCAATATTATTATCTATTAATGAATTAAAATATGAAATATTATTAGTGTCATTATTTATATTTTTTTTAATAATATCAATGATAGGATTAACATTTTTCTGAATAATAGAATCTAATACAGGCATGTCAAGATGATTAAAAAGTTCAATTTTAATATTAATAATACCATAAATATCTAATTCAAGTATAAATAATTTTACATTTTCTTTAAAGAATTTATCATTGTTAAAAATAGTCATAGAAATTGTATTATTTTTTCCCATAATTTTAGAATATTTAATAATCATATCTTTTGAGAGAAAAGGTATTTTTTTATTATTATCTTTATTAATTCTGTTGCAAAACAATCTGTAAATATTTTCGTGTTTTTTTCCAGGATTATATTTAATAATTGGTATATCAATATTACTATTAATAATTTTAAAAAGAGATTCTAATGATAAAGAGAGATTAATTTTGGTATGTATATTAAAATTAATAGTTTTAATACCATTAACAACGTAATTCAGCGGAGGAAATTTTAGGTCATTATAATAGATGTAATATAAAGTATCAATAAAAGAATTTTTATTATTAAATAAATCTAATGAAAGATGGTTATTAGTTTTAACTAATAAAGATTCTTTATTTTTATTAAAAAGTTCCTGTGCATTAAGTTGATTAGAAGCAATAAGGGGAAAGTATAATTTAATAGTAATATCTTCTTCTAAAGGTATTAATTTGGAATAATTTAAGACATCTTCAAATAAACAAATAAATAAAGTATTATTAACGATATTGTATTCAAATAGTAAGTTGTTATTATTAGTATTTAATGAAGTATTAATAATAGAGCGAATATAAGTAGAATATTTTTTAACTTCAAAAGGATTGGTGGTATATAAATGGGGTAATTTATTGTTAATATTTTGGCCAATAGGAGTAAGGACATTAATTTCATCTAATGTAATAGAATTAATATCATCATAGTTAAAATTATCTGGTTCTATATTTTCATTTAATTCTAATAATTTATTATAAATTTCAATTTGTTCATTAATATTTAATAAATATTGTTTAAGATTTTCATTAGTAATTTTATTAGTATTATTATCGGATAATGTATTATATAATTCAGCAGAATTATATTTTTTATTGATTAATCCATATATATAAATTTCTTCATAACATATTTGTTTAGATTCACTAATAGAACTATTATAGTATTTTAAAAATTTAAATTTAATAGTTTCTAATGTATCATCATAATAAATATTTTCATCAATAAAATAAATAGAAATATTAAAATCATTTATAAATTTGATATCTAAATCGCTAAAATGGTCTTTAAATGTAGTATTGAATAAATCAGAAGTAATAAATTCTTTAGAATTTTGGTATTTGGATTGTAGTGTTTCAATTGATTCTTGTAAAACATTAGATAGATATTTATTTTTAATGAATAAGTATAAATTTGTTAAATTATTATTATTATTAATATAAACTTTAAATATATTTGACATCTATATAAATACAAGCATATAATTTTATATAATAATGTTCGTAAATATTATAGTAGTTTATGGTGATAATAATGGTATTGGTAAAAATAATTCTTTACCATGGAAGATTACAAGTGATTTAAAAAAATTTAAGAAATTAACAATTGGAAATAAAAAGAATGCAATTATTATGGGAAAAAATACTTGGTTAAGTTTAAATAATAACCCATTAAAGAACAGAGATAATCTAATATTAAGTAGTTCATTATTAATAGATAACATAGATGAAAATAATAATATAACTAAGTCTTTTAAAAATGAAATAGTATTGAAGAAATTTTTAGAAAATAAAATTTATGATGATATATGGGTAATAGGAGGAGAGAATATATATGATTTATTTTTGAATAAAACAAATATATTTACTGTAAAAAATATATACATAACATTATTAGATATGGTTTATGAATGTGATACATTTTTTCCAGAAATAGATAAAACAAAATATAGTTTTATAAGTAAATCAACTCATGTATCGGAAAAAAAAGATTTTAATATATATGATATAATGTATAGTAATACTAATCAATAATCGTAATATGGATTATCAGTAATATTCATACCACAATATCTAGCAGGATTTTTTTTGTAGTCAATTGGATTATAAATATTAATTTCTTTGGCTTCTGTTAACATAAATTTAAAATTATTCCAGAATTCATCACCATGACCGATTGATTTAGTAGCGATATGACTAACTTCATGTAAAGCAACATACATTAAGGTATTATCATCAATAATGCGACCTTTACTATTTTTTTCAGTATCTAAACAAAATGCTAATTTTTCTCCTTTATTTTCACTATACGCAGTATATTCGCTAGTAGGTAAAGTTTCGTATATTTTTTTTGGATTGTATCCTTTAACTAAACGTTTAACATTATCTTTTTCGGGATATTTTTCTCCTAAATATTTAACTAGTCTATTTAATTTATTATTAACGTCGGCTAATTTATCAGCAGCCATTTCAAGTTTAGCTCTATCTCGAACACAATATTTATTACCGTTAATATCAGATATAATACATCTAAGTTGAAATGAATCAGAACTAATATATATTTTGTAGGCAATAATTAAAATAAATATAAGTAAAATAGCATTAAAAATATTGTTATTCATATAATATAAAATATTATAATAATAAATTATAATATTTTGTTATTTAATAATTTAAGCACCTGCTCCAATTTCTAATTGTTTTCTAAATTTATCATCATCAATGGTAGATATATTCCAAGGGCAATTAGTATTAGATCTGGGATTGGGGGGTTCTGATCTAAGTTGTAAGTTAGCATTTCTTAAAGAAGAACCTTGTGTATTAATTCCTACAACTTGTTGAGGATTTAATAAACTAACATTTTTCATATCACCAACGGGATTCATAGAAGACCATGCACTATTAGAATCGCTGGGTAATAAATCAGATGGATTAGCGACAGGTTTATTCATACCAGAAGCAGTAGTGGCAGAGTTAGATGCATTTTGAGCGACACCATTAAATGGTGCATATGCAGTTTGTCCGGAAGCACCAATGACCTTGGTAACCGGTTTATTATTAATGCCTTTTGTGGGCGCGGGACCAGGCATGGGTGTCATTCCTAATTGAAAAACATTTTTATTGTTAGAATATTGATGTAAAGCAAATACTAAAAATACAAAACCTATAATTCCTAAAACATGTTCGTTTTTCAAATCTTTAAAGAATTTCTTGTAAGCAACCATTTATATAAAATAAATAATAAAAAAAATTTATAATTATTATATTAATTATGAAATTATAATTAAACTATAATCAACTATCTAAATTCAAGAAATCTTCCCCATCATCGCTACTTTCATTGTCAATATCATCCAAATTATATTTATTTTTAATTTGTTTTGCTTCTAAGAATGCTAAAATTGCATTTTTTCTAATTTCTTTTGCTTTTTTTTTAGCATCTTTATAAATCTCTAAATAGATTTGTTGATGTGATTTTAAATCCATAGTATTTTCTATAGTTTCTGATTCTGGAATGTCAAAAATATTAACAGTTTCTAAATTATTACTCATTAAATATTTGAATTCATTATTATTAGATTGTTCTGTTTCTTTTACTAAACTAGTAGTAGATATAACTTCGCTTAAATTAGATTCTTTATTTGAAATATTAGATTTTGTTTCTTCTAAATTAGATGTAATATTTTTAGAATTATTAATTTTGGTAATATTATCTATACTAGTAGTTTCAGTAAATAATGATTCGTCGTTCTTGTCATTTATAGTTTGTTTTTTTAATAGTTGATTATTATTACTATGAATATCGGGTTGTTCTTCTAATTTTAAATCAGAAGTTATTTTGGGGTTAATATTACTGGTTTGATTAGATAATTCATTAGGCAATATGTTATTTGGGTTGCTAGATATATCTAAACCTTTATTTATATCGGTTTTGATTAATACTTGTTTTTCAAATTCGTCAGAAGGTAAAACAACCATCATTTGGGTTAAAAAAATTTCAATATTAAAATTTTTAGTAGAGAATTTAATATTATTAATATTAACCAAAGGAATAAATTCATTTGTAATATCTAAATCTTCAATTTCTATTTTGTTTTCATTTTCATCATAAATATGTAATTTATCTAATTTAATGTATGCTTTAACTAAGAAATTTTTCCCGTGTTTGTATGGTTTCATAGTAGATAACATTAATTCATCAATATCGTTTTTTTCCATTTCAGAAGAACCATAAAACCATGATTCTTTATTATTGTAAATTTTTTCTGTACAAACTTTCTCTAAATTTTCAAAGAAATCAATAACGGTTTTTTGAGACATACAGAAATTAAGTTCAGTGTATGTTTTAGAAGAATTTTTAATGATACCGTGTTTAGTACTACATTTAGGTAATTGTATATATAAATTTTTATTAGTTATTCCATGACTAAGTTTACTAACATAATTATTATTATTAGCTAGTGTAGGATTACCTAAATTTAAAATATTAAAATCAAATCTTTGATTTAAATCAAATACGCTATTATTCATTTAATAAATAAGATATAAAAATGTAAATAAAATAACACGCAAAATATAATTAAATAAATTATACATATTAATTTAAAGATAATGAAAAATAATTTTGTATATGAGCAATGTTTAAAAACATTAAATTCAAAAGAATTTAAAAATGAATTTAATAATTTTTTAAAACCAATATTAGAGTATATTTTTAAAGAAATATCTATTTATTTGTTTTTTTTTGTATTTTTTATATTAGTTAGTTTTTTATTACATTTAGGAGTTTTAATTTTATTAATTCGTTATAATAATAAAATGAAAAATTTATAAATTTTTTTCTAAGTATATAATATACAATGACTTTAGATATGATGAATTTAGATAATCAGAACGGGGGTCGTCGCAGACGCAGAAGTTCAAAAAGAAGAGCAAAAAAAGGAGGTTCGTTATTAGCAGATGTTAGTGTTCCGGCTGGAATATTTTTATTACATAGATATTTAAAAAACAGAAAATCACGTAAAGCGAGCAAAAAACGAATCAAAAAACGTACACGTACACGCAGAAGAAGATAAATTAAATAATTATTAATTTAAATATTTAAATAATTATTTAGAATTAATATAATCAATGAGTTTAGAAGAAAATATCAAAAAATGGGTGGTCTTAGACAATAAACAAAAGAAATTAAACGAACAAGTAAAAGAATTAAGAAATATAAAAAATGATTTAACGGATAGTATTATAACAAATTTTTCTGATAAAAATATAAATTCACCAATAATTAAAATAAGCGATGGTAGATTAAGTTTAATTGAAACCCAACAAGCAAATATAATAAGTTTTAAATTTTTATTAGACACTTTTAAAGAATATTTTGAGGACGATAAACAGGCAACTAAGTTATTAGATTTTGTAAAAAGTAAAAGAAGATATACTAATGTATCATCTATAAAAAGAATATATAATAAAGAATAGATTATATAAATAGTATTTACATAATATAATAAGAAATGTTTAAATTATTAAGTGAATTAAATATAGGTAGAAAAGATTACAAAAATTTAGCACTTTTACCCGGTTTTAATATAAGTGAGCCAAATAGTATAAATGAAAACGTTTCATTATTAAATAAAAAATTTGATCGAACAGATATCTTAGATGAAAACATATTAATAAAATTAATAACTCTAGTAGATGAAGGTAAAAATAGTTCTTCAAAAAAATTAAGAAAGGGTTATTTTAAAAAATTAAAGGGAACTAGAAAAAAAAAATAAATTTTATTTTATAATAATATTAATTTTTTATTAAAAAGTATTAACTATAAATAATAATCTAATTATAATTTATTATTTATAACAATGGACAGTTCATTGTACGCACATAAACGAAAAAGAAATTCTTTAAGTAAACAAAATGTTATTTCCAATGATATAGCATATAATAATAATAATTTAGTTACTCATATTATAAGAAAAAATCGCGGAAGTGGTAGTAAATTTTTAAAACAAAAATATACTGCACCAAAAATTTATAAACCATATAGCAGACAAATTATTAACCAGATTATAGATAATACAATAGTTAACGAAGAATTAGTAAACCGATTTAGTGTTACTGATACAATAAGTAATACTATATATGACCAAATTATAGTAAATCGAATAATAAATGAAAGTCAAATATATACAGATCCTACTAATATTTACAACAATATGAATACAACAATAGAAAATACGGATAGTGCCAATTATTTAATTGATACAACAATAGATACAGTAGATTATAATATTATGAATGATATTACTAGAGAAAATATTATACATGATATAAGAGAATATTTAATAAATTTTATGAACTTAGATCCTAGTTCTTTTATAATTACTATATCAGAAGGTTCATTAAAAATTAAAGTTAAATTAGTTTCTGGTTTAATAACCGGCATTAGATTATTAAATATGCCCACTATTAATTTAAATCAAAACGATACATATATCGAATATGGAGCAGAAGCAACCTTTCGAGGTGTTATAAATAATAATAAAATTATTACCAAAACTTTTTTATTAAATGGAACAGAAGTAGCAAATATAAATACTGGAATAGCACAAACATATATACATAGATATTATCTCGTTGATAAAAATCAATTATTAGATACCGTAGAAAGAAATATTATTGTATATGATAATGTTCCACCAGTAATTAATATATTATCACCAAACGAAATCACTATAAATCAAAATACTGATTTTGTTAATATTGATCCTGGTGTTAATATTACAGATATAGGTGGCGATAGTGAAATTAATTTGCGTAATATAAGAAGAGTAATTAAGAATGAAAATGGAAATGAAGTAAATTATAATACATTTACACAAACACGAGGTGTATATAAAATATATTATTATGTAATCGATAATAATGGTAATGAGGGGAGTAATTTTAGAATTGTAAATGTAATTGATAATATAGCACCGCAAATAATATTAAATACACCTATAAATTTTAATATAAATCAAAATGAATTGTTTATTGCAAATGATCCCGGTATTCAAAGTATCGATGATCCCGGCGGAGATACTAATAGTAATTTATTATCAAATATTATAATAACAGTTACTAATTCTAATAATACAGAAGTATCAATAAATTCTTTTACAGAAATAGTAGGACAATATAATGTACTATATTCTACAATTGATGATAGAGGTAATATTGGGACAACAGCAAGAATTGTAAATGTAATTGATAACATAGGACCAAATATGACATTAAATGGTTTTACAAATTATACTATAAATCAAGGCGAAACTTTTACTGATCCAGGAATACAAAATATTACTGATATAGGCGGTAATGAATCAATATCAACTTCTGATATTACTATTGAAATAACTGATCCTTTAAATAGTATATCAAATTATTCATATCCATTAAATAGTTTACTAGTAGGAAATATTACAGGGCTCTATACAATTAAATATAAAGCAACCGATAATGCTAACAATGAATCTGTAGTAATTAGAAATATAACAGTAGAAGATAAAACAAATCCAATTATTAATTTGAATCAATCTAATATAACACTTATGCAAGGAGTAGATTTTAATAGTAATGATCCTGGTATTTTAAATGTAACTGATGTTGGTGGAGATTCGAATATATCTAGCAGAACTATTACTAAAACTGTAGTAGATAGTAATAATATTAGTCAATCAATATCATCATTTACTCAAATATCTGGACGCTACATCGTGACATATAGTGTAACAGATAGTGCTAATAATGTAGGCTTGGCATACAGAACTGTTGATATTATTGATAATATACCACCTGTAATTACCTTAAATGGAGACTTAAATCCACAAATAAGACGTTATGAAACATTCACTGATCCGGGTATATCAGGTATAACTGATACTGGTGGAGATGGTAGCATATCTGTAAGTTATGTTACAAAAAATTTAATTGAAGTAACAAATTATTTAGTAAAAGTATATTCTAAATCAAGTAATCATATAGATTATGGGAATGGTTCATTGTCGTGTTATCTATTAAACGATATTGAAACACCAACATTAACATTTTCTATTGGCGAAACATATAGATTTATACAAGAAGATACAACAAATTCAGGACATCCAATTAAATTTTATTTAGATAAACAAAAAAATACGTTATATGAAACAAATGTAACATATAATTTATCACCAGGAAGTACAGGTAGTTATACTGAAATTCAAGTTGATTCAAATACGCCAAATATAATTTATTATCAATGTGGAAGTCATAGTTTAATGGGGGGTAAAATATTGGTAAAAGATGAATCGTTTGAGTTATCTAATTTTTTTAATAGACTTGGTTTATATGAATTAATATATTCCGTAAATGATAGTAAACTGAATGAAGGAACAATATCGAGAAACATATATATATATGATAATACCTCGCCAAATATTTCACTCTTAGGTGGAAGTTTAACATTGATGCAAGGGGATATTTTAATTGATCATGATCCAGGTATTGATAAAATAATCGATACACACGGGGATATAAACGGTGATTTAATTATCGATCATGCCGCGGTAATTCTTGAAATTACTAATTCATTAAATCAAGTGATAACATATGACGCAGTAACACTTACAGGCGATACATATATATTTACTTATACAATTACGGACGAAGCCGGTAATATAGGCTCGGCCATTAGATCAGTAACTGTACTCAATAATACTCCGCCAATAGTTACTTTGACTGAACCAACAAATATGACAATCAATCAATATTCTTCATATATTGATCCCGGTATAACAAGTATAATAGATGATGTGGATGGTACAATGTCTATTAATAGTTACACAAAAGATATAATAGAAGTTAAAAACTATACAGTGATACTTCAAACTCCTTCTTCTTCTGTATTTTTAATTAATGGGTTGGAAGCGCCAATTTTAACATTTAAAATAGGAGAAACGTATAAATTTATACAAGAACATAGTAGCAATTCTGGACACCCTATTAAATTTTACTTAGATGAAGCAAAAACGCAAGAATATAATGGTGGTGTAACCATTGTTTCTTCGCCAGGTACTATAGGTAGTTATTCACAAATTCAAGTCGGTTTGTCTACACCAAGTACAATTTATTATCAATGTGAAAATCACAATAATATGGGTGGAAAAATTATTGTGAATAATACGACTTTCAATCTAACAGATTTCGTTGCCAGATTAGGGCAATATTTAATATCGTATACTGCAACCGATATAGCTAATAACGAGGGAACAGTATATAGAACCGTAAAAATAATAAAAAACGACGATTTGCTATCTAGTGACCCAGAAATTACATTAACAGGATCAACAGAATTTACGTTAAATCTCGGCGATACATTTAATGACCCCGGCATCCGATCAATCCAATCCAATGGTAGTGATACTATTAATAGTTACAATATTTCACCAACAGTAACAGATAGTGAAAATAATGTTATTGATATATCAACATTTACACAAACACCTGGTACATATACATTAACATATACTGTAAGTGATTCGGGCGGAAATACACAATCAACAACTAGAACAATAACAATTAATCAATCAATAGCAACACCTGCACCGCCACAAGAAGAACCAGATTGGAGTACTCATCAATATTTTGGGTTTGCACCAATAGATCAACGTGGCGGTTCAGGAGCGTTCATTATATATGATTTTGAAATTGTTCAAGATGGGGTAGATTTAATAGAATATTCTCCAAATTTAGGTAGTACTTCTATACCGGGAGAATTAGTAACATCTTCACCTGCTGATGCTAATAATACATGGATAGGTTTTTATTTTGGTCAAAGTTATCATGATTATCATGATTGGTGGGCTGATAATCAAGAACCTTTACTTTATTATAAAACAAATGATGCTACACCTGCATCTGGAAATATAACCGTGCGTATGTCATGGCATAGTACTCATATGTCTGATCACGGTCATTTTCTTTCTTCTGATAGTCCAAATGGACCTTGGGTTATTCGCAAAACTTGGGATTTGACTAATTTACCTACCCGCGCAAATGAAGAATATGTAGAATGGCACCTATTTGATTCTCCACCTCCCGATCCAATCACAATAACTAAGGTTGATACATATATACCACCAACCGGAAGGGATGATCGGATGGCTCAGCCCGATGCAGTGTCAGTTAGTAGAGACGGCACACGTGTGGCAGTAGGTTCATGGGCATACGGTACAAATCCCCCAAACAGCGACGGAGTCACACCCGATCAAAGAGGTATAGTTAATGTATTTGAATGGAATGGTAGTTCGTGGACAAAAATAGGAAATTCTATAATCGGCGAGGATCCTTTTGAAAAATTAGGACATGCAGTTGCTATGAATTCAAATGGAACACGATTAATATTAGGTGGTTTAGGTCTAAAGCAGGATCCGAATGGTGCATCTCAGGTTTACGAAACTGGATGGGCACAAGCATATGAGTTAACTGGTAATACGTGGGTAAAAATGGGACAATTTATAAATGGTATTTTAAAGTACGATGAGTTTTCTGGTTCGGTGGATATCAATGATGATGGTACAATAATAGCAATTGGTGCTAAAAAACATCGTTCCATCGGTGACGCGCCGCTCCGCATGGGTCAAATTCGTATATTTAAATATAATTCTACTACAAAATTATGGTTTCAATTAGGACAAGATATTGATGGCGACAACAACGACACCGAGACCGGGACTGCACTAGCATTAAATCATGACGGTACATGGCTTGCTTCAGGCGAACCTTTAGGCGACAGAAGCGACCCCGATGCCTGGTGGTCAGCACGAGGACAGGTTCGTGTTTTTCAATTAGATCCAACTGTTTCACCTGACAATTGGGAAACTCATAATCCACAATGGATACAGAGAGGCAGTAAATTTACCTTCGATCCCGAGACAGGCGCCGGCGGCACCTATAGTGCTCTCGTTGGGTCTAGTGTATCGTTAAGTAATCATAATGGCGCTGGTTTACGTCTAGCATATGGTAGTCCCAAGTTTTGGCCTGAAACAGATGGAAGTAAATTACACTGTGGCGCAGTGTATGTATATGAATGGAATGGTAGTTCTTGGGCTCAAGTTGGTTCTAAAATAACCGGTGACTATCAGGAGAATCAAATAGGAAAACGGGTATCTATAACGAAGGATGGTAATCGCATAGCTACTCTATCGGGGAAATTTCAATATGGAACAACAAGTACAGGTGGGTATATGTACATATATGACTGGGACGGAACACAGTGGGTAAATCAAATAGATACTGGTTATAATTATACGCTATCTTTAAATGTTCTTACTTATATGTATAGCCATTCTTTATCTATGAGTGCAAACGGTAAAGTTGTTATGGTCGGAGAGAGCGAGTATTATGCTGAGAGATTTGCAAATACGGGTATTCCAGTAGACGGGCGCGTAGCGAGATATGATATAGATATTGGAATTTATGAACCGCCAATAATTACGCTATTGGGAGAAACAGAAATAGAATTAGAAGAAAATGCTGTTTTTGTTGATCCAGGAACAACCGTTTCATATTTATCCGGGAATCCGGCGACTATTACACCAACTATAGTAGATGCTAATTATAATACACAAGTTTTATCATCTTTCACTGAAACGCCGGGTGTATATAATCTAACTTATACCGCATTTGATAGTGATGGTAATAGAGGATATGTTAGTCGAAAAGTTACAGTTACAGCTATAGCAAAATCCGTCGAAGTTACACTTTTAAATAGTCTTGATGGTTCTACTGCAAATGACGACTTTGGTCGTAATCTAAAAGTAAATGGGGACGGCACGATAATGGCAGCAACACATGGCAGTGGAGACAGCACTAGAACAATAAAGGTCTATAGTTGGTCAGATGGGTCGTCTACCTGGGTCAATGATCGTGGGACGATAAATATAAATATGAGTCTTACAGATAGACACGGAAATACTTTTCTAGCCTGGATAACCAATTTTGAAATCTCTTCTACTGGCCTGCGAATAGGTATATTAATTTCTGGTAAATTTGCGATGTACGAATGGGATGGTTCCAATTGGAATATTATGACAGGTTATTTGGGGCAGAATACGTACGACTATGGCGTGGGCAGTCAAGGCTATCAGGGATTGTCATTGAACCATGACGGGTCTCGCATAATGTTAGGATTACCGAGCCACAACATCCCATATGGCTTGGGCTGGGGAGATCAGGGGGGAATTAGAATATTTGAGTGGATAAATTCAGAGTGGTTAGAAAGAGGTTGTGAACATTCAGGCGAGAATCACCTGAATTCTAATGGTAGGGGAGAAAACTATTACGAGGAATTTTATTGTTTGGTAGGGTCGACTCAGCCACCTATTGATCTGTACCAAACAGGTATACCATACGGTTGCGGAAAGTATATTTCAATGAATCAATCTGGAACGCGTATAGCAATATCTAGCGATAAGAAAGAGTCCCGCGTGCAGTTATCTAGTTCTACATATACAGATTATGATCAAAACATAGGAATATTTGAATGGTATCCTGATCAATCTATTCCGAGGAAGCGATCGACGACCAATACAGCAAGTGTAAATCCTTTAACCGGAGGAATGGGTGGTTCTGGCGGCGGCGGAACATGGATTAAAATGGATGTTCAAACAGATATATCCGGAAAACTTGTAACATTTAATGATGCGGGAGACCGAATGGCGGTAATGCAAAGTGGTCCGGTAATATATGGTGCGTCTCCTCGCTACTTAGTTATAAATGATACCATGGGCTCTAGTATAATAAATATATACGAATGGGATATAAACGAAGGTTCTAATGGAAAATGGATTAAATTGGCCAATAGTATTGAGGGGGACAATCCAAATGAATATTTAGGTAGTAGGATGATAAAATTTAATGATGATAAGCTAATTGTATTATCGGGTCTCTCGTCGTCAATTGATATATATAAATTGAATAATATAACGTCAAGAAATACAGGTAATTATTTTTCATCAATGGAACGGCGATGGGAAAGAGTAGGTTCAAGAATAGACTCGCTGACAAATTTAGTACATCCTGAAAATTATATATCTTCGGTTGCAATGGTTGGATCTAGATTAATAGTTGGTATGTCATATCATCCCAATGCAAGCAATGTTCAAACCGGTAGGGTAAATACATATTCTTTAGTGGAACCTGATGAATACTTAGATGCTTCTAATGCGCCGATTATTACCTTAAATGTTGGAAATACTATTGAAATAAATGCAGGAAATGCATATATAGAATATGGTATAACGGTAACCCATAACAGGGCTATTATCAATAAAATAGAAAATCCATTACCAAAGAATGATAAAAACAAAATTCAAAATATAGATGACTTTTTTAACTATGCGGGAACCTACACATTTACATATACCGCAACTGACGATGCAGGAATAACTTCATGTATGGATAGAATAGTTATAGTAAAAGATATAATACCACCAACGATTATATTAAACGGTGGAGACGTATATTTATTGACCGGATATACATATATAGAACATGGCGTAGACTCAATATATGATGTATCGGGCGATGGACTATTAACAAAATACGAAATAATTCGCGATGAAATAGTATACCTATCTATATCTCCCAGCGATGTTACTATAAGTATAAGAACCGAAAATAATAATGAATTGGTTGATAGTATTTCCACTGCTCAACCGAATATATATAATATAACTTATAGTATTAGTGATTCTGCTGGGAATATTGGAACAGCAACAAGAAAAATAACAATTACGGATACAAAGTTATCGAATCAGAGATACACACCAGAAATGAATTGGACCAAGTACATCAATGGTGTAATGGGTGTATATGGTAGTTATTATCACTCCAGTGATCCGGACACAAGAATCGGTACAATAAGTAATAATGTAGGGCCAAGTGGTAGGTACGGGTTTCGTACGATTGGTAGTTATAAGGTAGGGGCAGTATTTTCACAACCATATAACCAGACACATCAAATAGAGTATATAGATTTAATATTTGAATTTCCAAGCTATGATACTTGGTGTAGTGGTTATCGACAACACAAAGGCACGGAAGACTCAAGTAGAGCAATCAAAAAATTAGAAATATATACTGCTAATCAAATTATTGGTCCATGGAAGTTAGTTGCAAGGGATACCCACAGCAAATGGCATCATGATCTTATGAGTCACGAAACTACTGATTGGAGTCAACCCACAGATGATCCTTCTCGCTATGGTGCGGTGGGAAGCACTACAACAGAATGGAACCCATATGAACCCTCCAAATTTATTAAAGTTCGAGTGCTGACTACCCATACTCATTTAGACTACTACGAAAGTGTAATCGCCAACTTTCAGGAATTTAAATTTACATCCATTGATACTGTTGCTCCGGTAATTAATATAATTGGTAGCGACATTACACTTATTTATGGTGTTAGTTTTATTGATCCAGGCGTAGAAAGTGTATCTGATATTATAGATATAACTTTAACGGTTAGCGATGTTATAATAACCACAACACCGAGCAATATCGCAGATGTTGGTACATATACAATAACGTATTCGCTGACAGATAATACGGGGAATGTAGGTATATCAACTAGGACAGTAAACATAATAGAGGCGGAGGTTCAACCATTTGATACAGGAGTAACAGGAATAGTATTTACCGATGGCACTAAGTATATTGTTCCGTCTACAGATACAACATTCAGTAATGATATTATGGCCATTGCATACAGCGTAACCGAGAAGACGCAGAATGAGGTGTATCGTATCCAAATCGGCGACGCAATTACACATATTGGACCCCTTCAAATCGATGGGTTACATACAATGACACTCGAGTATCGGACATTATCATCACCAGTTACATTAACGAGCCAGGCGCTACAAGGAAGTAATGGATTGACCGACATAAAGTTACAAGATGATACGAGATTAGGTGGGTCTCGATGTTTCTCGGAGTGTATCAACCTGTTAACATTGACGCTTCCTGCATCTTTGACAACTACTACATGGTATTTATTCGCATCGTCTACATCCCTCACCAGCGTGATCCTTCCTGCCGGCTGCGGAATCGATGGGGGTACATTTAACGGTTGTTCCAACCTGACAACAATCGTCATTGGCAATACCACATACACTGCTCCGTACCAACCCCCGATAACGGCCGGCCAGCCCACGTGGGATCCGTACCCCCCATATTTAAACACACCATTTACAGAGACATATAATGATGCTAATCCCAAATCTGTTTTGGATACTGTAAACCCCACAATTATATTGAATGGTGGTAGTATGTCAATTTATCATGGTGATAATTTTACTGATCCAGGAGTAGCAAGTGTATCTGATAATATTGATACAAATTTAACGGTTAGTGATGTAGTAATTACAAGTCCAGCTAATATAGCAAACATTGGAACGCATAACATAAGTTATTATCTGCAAGATTCTGCTGGAAATGAAACTACTGTATACAGAGAAGTAGTTGTTTTATCTGTACCAACTAGAACATGGTATTGGCCAAACGATACAAATTTAGTTTCATATATCATGGATTATCATACAAACTATAATAATGGTACTTCACCGATTGGCGGGATGGCGGGAGCGGAAGACACGTACTATATGTATTATAATCTGGAACATGGTGCATGTACTGAAAACCCGAGTAGATTTAGTAATTCAGTGGGTCCATTACCTATGCATATCCGTTGGAAGAATGCTAACTCGCCATATACAATTGATCCCGCTACAAATGGTTATCCAGAGTTTGTATTTACTTTTAATAGTAGTGATACTTGGTGTAGTGGATTCCGTCAAAAATCGAACGCCGACCCCAACGGACAACAACAATTTCTAAAAGACTTTGAAGTGTATTATAATACTACGAATAATTTATCGAGTGGTTGGCAACAAATAGGGGGAACCTATACGCATGCAATGCAAAAAGTATCATGGAATACAACAGTCTGGACTCCCGTACGTTGTAAATTACTAAAAATTAGATTGAAGATGTCCTATTGGGGCTGGGATGGAAGAAGCCCAAAAGAATATGATTGCAATGTCGCTGAACTAAATTTAGAAATAGGTGTATAGTAACTCTCGGAAAATAAATTATATAAATATTAAATCTAATAATATATATATAGTTTAATGGTGGGTTGTTGTAAATCAAATAAAAAAACAAAAGATGTATAAGAAAAGAGGACAAAAAATTTTTTGATTTACCAAGAAGATTTTCCCACAAACAATGTGTAAATACAAAAAATAAAGGATTTACTATGACAGCATCTTGTGCACCATATAAATATTGTAAAAAAACATATAAATGTGGCAAAAGAAAGAAGCAACAATTTTTATTTAATCCTTTAGATCCAAAAAAATCATTTGATGTATATATTGATAAGAATCCAAATGATACAATATCAATTAAATATACAACAATGGATGATGTAAAAAATACAATTAATAAGTTGGAGAGATTATATAAGACAGGTAAATATTCTCATAAAAGAATATGGCAAGTAGGAATGATAATGTATGTAAGATTAAAAGTTTTGAAGAAAAAGAAGCCAAAAGAATATAATCTCTCAAAAAAATATTTTAAATTTTTAGGAAATCGTACAAAATTAAAAACAGATAAAGAGAGAAAACAATTTAAATTTACTATTTAAAATTATAAATTTTGGATTAACCAAAGCGATAAAAATAATACATGAAAATTTAGATTCATTTAATAAGTTAGCAAGTGATTTAATACAAAAAAAATCAGTTGATTTAAAATATTTAAATGAATTACCGGTAAATTATTTATAATTGGACGGAATTTTAAACCAATTATCATTATTAAATGGCGCAACAAGAATATTACCAATTCTATTTTTCCAATAATCTACTCGTTTATCAAATAATTTTTCTTTATGTGTTTTTGGATAGAGTTCTCCGTTTTTAAAGACTTCGCTTTCTAACTCGCTTATTTTGGGTTTAACACCGTAACAATTAGAACCTAATTTTATATGAGGATTAGATATATAATTACCATTGATTCCAGGTAATCCACAATCATATTCATGTCCTTCTGATTCTTTTAATATATTAAAGTCATTTTGACTAGTAGGATATAATCCTAATTGGTCTTTGGTCCAACCAAAACTGCACCAACTAGCACCTTTTTTTTGTTCTTGTAATAATTGTTCATAATTTGCTAATTCACCATCAAAAGCTTTGCATACCGCTTTTGCATCATGATAACTAAATCTATTACCAGGAACATGATAAACTTCTTTGAAATCATAAGAACCAGATATATCTTGATTGATTGTAGATTTAATTTCTATTTCGGGTTTTTCTGAAAAAATATCTTTTAATTCGGTTACAATATTTACATTAAAAAAGTAAGCCAACCCATTCATAAAAACTAATAAAATTAATAAAGCCCATAAAATAGCTTCAAGAAACATAAAACTTCCTTTTGGAAAATTTTCAGAATCAGGATTTGAATTTCCTAAAAATGCAAAAATAACATAGTAAATTAAAATAATGAAAACTAATACTACTAAAACAAATGGATTAGAACCAAAATTATTTAAACTATCAAAAAAACCTTGTGTTATATTATTAAATAAACTCATATTATTATATATAAATAAATATTATATAAAATAATAGTTTAAAATAGTTTAATTTAGGATTATTTTTAATTTTGTATTTTTTGATAGAAATAACAATAACCTTTGTTAGTTATAATATTATTTTCATTTATTTCACAAACAGATGTATCATTAAAATGATACCATTTATTGTTTGCATTTTTTACATATGATGTATAATGTCCTCCCAAGCAACCGCCGCTATGATTACATACTCCAAATAGATCATATTTGTATGATTCTTTATCGTAACCAATAATATACTTACTTAAATCTAAATTATTAGTAGGTGTGGTAATTATTGTATTAATTTTTTTATTATTATTATTAAATCTTTTAAATGAAATAATTAAGATTTCTGGTAAACTCCAAAAATTAATACATTTATTCACATTTTCTTTTTTTAAAGTTTTATCATTATACCACGCATTATCTCCCGATAAACCTTCATGTGATACATATAAATCTAAACAATTATAAATATTACACGAATATATATTTTCGGGAATAGGTAAATCAATTAAAGAAAACGGTTCTGGTTTAATAGATAATATTTTTTGATTATCTTCTGAATGTAATAAAGAAACATGAATTCCATAAAATAAGTTTAATAATTCAGAATAAGTATCAGAATACATATTTTTAATCATATTAAAACATTCTTTTGCCAATTCATCTGTTTTATTATGTGATGTACCTGTAATATTCATTTCAACTTTTCTTTTTAAAGAATTATGAAATGTGTCAATAATAAATACTAAAAATTCTGGTAAATCATTTTGGGCAAAACCACTAAATAATTCTATATTTTTATTTTGTGATATTTTTTGGACGGCATTAACATATCTATCGGGAGAAATTATACAATTTTGAGACCACATTAATTTTCTTAAATTATTCCATTCAATAAGTAAAATACTATCTTCTATTTTATTTAAAGAATCAGTATCTAATTTATCAATCATTTCATTTAATGCATAACAATGCGATAACATTTGCATACAAGAATTTAAATAGCAAGTATTTCCTAAATTTGCTAAACCGGTTAATCCTTTATCTTTATATTTTGTTAAATAAACTGACATTATTATAATATTAATATGGTTTATATTTAAACACATTTTAAAAATATATATAAAAAATATATATGGCAACCCAAGAGCCTAATAATAATAATAATAATAATAATAATAATAATTCAACCGATTCATATACGAATAATTATTTTTATACAATAAATAATTATATGACATTAATGAATAATTCAATTTACTATTTAAATCGTTCAAACGAGATAATATCTAATATGCAATATAATTTAGATTACTATTATTATAATAATGTAAACGTTGATCGTAATTATATCCCATTAGACAATGATAGAAGAAGACGTCGTTTATTTCAACAATATACCGGGGAAGAAAATCATAATGATACAGGAGAAACAGAACAAATATTAGACGTAGAAACATCAGAAGAAACGAGAGAAGAAACATCAGAAGAAATAACCGAAGAAACAACCGAAGAAACAACCGAAGAAACGAGAGAAGAAACATCAGAAGAAATAACCGAAGAAACAAGAGAAGAAATAGAAGAAAGATTAAATAATATGTATACAGAATTTTCAAGAGAAAATTTAATTAATGCTATTTCAAGTAATATTATAAAAGTAAAATATGGTGATATATGTAATCCTGTTGATAGTATATGTACGATAACACAAGAAGAATTTGAGCCAGATGATGATGTGGGATTTATTAATAATTGTGGCCATATTTTTAATTATGATTCTTTATTAACTTGGTTAATAAGACATCAAACATGTCCAAATTGTAGATATAGTGTTTTAAGTAACACAAATTTAATTAGATATACTGATACCGATAGTAATGAAAGATTATATTTAACAAATTCTCAATTTAGAAGACATGTTATTGGAAGGGTATTGGGTAATTTTTTTAATAATGAAAATGTAGATAATTCAAGAAATACATTATCAATAAATTATATATAATCAAGGATAATAATATTGAATAGACTGTGTATTATCTTCATTAAATAAAATTAATTCTACTTCAGCAACAGGTTTTTCAATATAAAAAATATATTTCGCTAATTTAAAAATATATCTATTATAAATATAAATTTTACTTTTTTTTAAATATTGAGGAGTTTGTTGTTTTATAGATTTTATAAAAAAAGCAGTATATAAACAATATATAGGATTTATGTATCCAGTATTTATAGTATTAAATTCAAATTCAAAATCTGTTTTTAATTTACATAATTCTAACCATTGGGAAGTAAAATTTTGAAAGTCATCGTCTGTAGTAATATTTCCACTTAAATCAACTTTAACAATAGGAAAATTAGTATAATCGTAAATAGCAACCATTCATTAGATTAAAACAATAAAAAATCTAATGAATATTAACGGGACTTGGAATAATAAGTGGTATAATATAACTATTAGTAATTAATTTATATTTCTCGATATGAATTTGTTTATCTAGTTTATAATTTGTATTTTTAAATTCCCTAAGAGTTTTACGAGAAACAGAATATAAAACAGGTTCAATTTTAATATTTATTTTATAATTTTGATGATCCAATCTATTTTGTTTTAAATTATTTTCTAAATTTATTATTTTTTCAAACTGTTTTTTTAGTTTTATAGCAGAAGGATGATTAATATTTTTTTTATTATTCATAAATTTTTTTAAATCATGTATATATTGATTTTCAAATCCAATTTTACAAAAGTAACTATGTTTAATTCTTGGTATATGTAAGGAACTATTATCATCACAACTATTATTTATACCCCTATTACCACAATAAGGACATCTATTATCTCCATTTCTAAACCAACTAACCAAACAAGATGTATGATAAGTATGTTTACATTCAGGTAATATATAACAAGGTTGACTTGATAATTCTTCTCTACAAATCATACATTCTTCATTATTATTATTAATGTTTAATAAATTAATTGAAATAATATCTACCATATAAATAATAATAAAAAGTAATTTTTAAATATTTTATTTAAATAATAATGAACCAAATGGAGAAAAATATGGTAATAATATAGGTTCTTTATTTAAAACAGAAGAAACCTTTTTAGAAACAAACTTTTTATCAACTACAATTTCAAAAGTAAAATTTTTAAACCAATCAATATTCATATAATAATTTCCTTTAAAGCCGTTTTTTTCTCCCCAAGAATTTTCAATTAAAAATCCATTGGTTTTGCCTTTATCAAAATTATATCCTTTAATAACTACAGCATGATTGGGAGCAGATAGTCTATAATTGAGAGAATCACATTTATCCATAATATTATCAAATCCAAAAATATCATTATAATTGAAAGCATTAATATCAAGAATTCCATGGTCTTTGGATATAAATTTGTTTGAATCCATACCACACCAAACCGGTTCATTAGAATCAATAGATTTTTTAACAGCATCAATCATAATATCATTTTGAACATTAATATAATTTTGTAATTTACCCTCATTAACATTAAAAGCCAAATCAATGTTATATAATTTATAAAAAGGAACTGTTTTACATGGATAATTTATTAAACATATTTTATCAGAAGCATTATAAGGTACAAATTTTTTATAAAATTGTAATGGGGTTATATCTTCAACGGTTTTGTAAACATCTGTTTTTTTACCTTTTTTATAATATTCCCAAGTAATTTTTTTGGGAGGTTCTCCTAAAAATAAAACTAAAATTTTATAACATTTTGATAATAATTCATTTTTTAAATTATTTAAATCAGTAGTTTTAGTGGTTTTAATTTTATGAGCCGCCGTTCTTAAAAAATTATTATAGAAATCTTTTAATTCTTCACTATTTTTACTATGAAAATGGTCATCCATATTTGTTTTTGGAACAATACCATATTTTTCTATTAAATTAACAAACACATTCCATTGACCACCATCATTAGTTAAATTCTGTAACATGTGAATCATTTTTAAATCATTTAAACTATTATTTTTATTTTTAATGATAAAATTTAAGAAATAATTTGCTTTTTCTAATTTATCGTAAAAAAATAAGTAATTTTGACTAAACTCAAAATCTTTTAAATTATATTTTTTTATCATAGGAATTCTAATAACATTTAAAAAAGCAAAAATCCAACATCTACCACTATAGTGTTGATTGGTAATTTTAGTTTCAGTAGTAATGATATTTTTAAATGTTCTTTTTTTGTTTTGTAAATAATCTGATTTAATAATTAAATTTTCAAAATAGCCTTTAGTGTTAACATTTTTAAGAACCTTATTTGTTCGCGTTCTATTAAACTTTTTTGAAAATTGAGTTAATGCTTTATTTGTAATATTTTTATAATTTTTATGTTTCATATTATATTAACGATATATATTTAAATTATTAATAATTATTTTTTATAAGATTTTTTTCTTTTTTTTATTTTTTTCTTCTTTTTTTTTGTTTTACCACTTGATTTTATTCTACTGCTTCTGATAGTCATTTTATGATTAGATGGGGGTGGTTGTATATATGATAATTTTCTTTTATTAGTATTAAATTTTCGTAGACTTTTTCTTAATATTGGTTTTTTAAAACCATCTCCACGATAAGGATTTAAATCATATTCGGTTTTTAAAATTTCATTTATTACTTTTTCTTTTTCAGGTGTAAATTGATGATTTTGTAAAAAAACTTCGTGACCGGGCGCAGTTTCACCGTAAAAATCCTTTAAACTTTCAGAATTAAATTCAATCATAGTATTGATAAATTCTTTTTGAATATTTGAAAAATTTATCTTATCATCGAAATATACAGCACTTTGAATTGTTACTTTCTTTTCTTTTTCTTTATTTTCAGAAGAAGCCATTATATATTAATTATTTATTTTAATTCTTTTAGAAATTTATCAAATATTAATGATTTAACTTCTTTACATCGTAATTCTTCAAGTTTTTTACTATATTTTTCTGGTTCAGGCCATTTAGTTTTTAATTTTTTTAATTCTTGTTCCCAAGTTAATGTTTTTTTATCATTATATTCTTTAATATAAAATTGTTTATCTTTAAATTCTTTAATATTTTCTAATTCTAATGCAAATAATTGTAATAATGGTTTCATTATTTGATTACTAATATAATGTCCATAATCTAATTTTAAATTATTATCTTTAATAAATTCAGGAGTTTCTATTTTTTCACCTTGTAATGCTTTTTTATTTTCATTTTTAATATAAGCATAATTCATTCTATCGCCTGCGCCAGGTTTATTACCTTGTTCTCTTAATCCAATTCTATCTGCTAATACTTTATGTGCAATTTGTTTAGGATTTTTATAATATCCACGTAAAGATTTAGTAACTAATAATTTTTCAATAGGATATTTTTCTTCAATCATATTTTGTAATGATTCATTTACAAATTTAATTGATTTTGGAAGACTTTTATCTTTCATTAAGATATTTACGACACCACCATAAATATCTTTTACAATTGGCGCATTATCTCGTCTTTTTAATACATTACCCATTGACTTTAATTTACATTTTTCGGGGTCTTCTTCATATAACATACCATCATATCTTTTTTTGGATAATAAATTAAATGGCCAAAATGTTTTTTCATATTCTAAATCGTGTGGTTTTTTAAGAAACTTTGTTGCCAATTCACCCGCTTGCTTTGCCAATTCAATGGTATAAATTAATGCTTGCTTATTAATAATGCGCTTCCCTTCCGGCGTCTTTAAATTAAATTTAAAGAATACAGAATCAGTATCCCCATAAACACATTCTGCTTTTGTTATAACTTTAGTACCATCACCAAGAGTTATTTCAATATTATCATAACAACCTTCAATTACATCTTTTCCATAAAATAGTAGTTTTCTACCTATAGCAGTACAAGATGCAGCGACATCTTTTTCATAAAAAGCACTTGTTTTTGCGCCACATTGCCCGTATAAAGAATTGGCGGTGACTTTAATACTCAATTGTCGCTTATCATAAATGTTTTGCTTGAAGGGATCTTCTTCTTTCGCAATTAACTTTTTAGTTGCCTTACGAGCAGTTAATAAATCTTCTAAAATCGCAGGCATAATTGCTTTTCCCTTCTCAAATTGTGCGAACCGGCAGATTTTATAACCTACAACGGTCTTCTTCTCTGCTGCCTTAGGCGTCTTCCGTAAATATTCATATGTGTCATATTTTACATCTACATATGTATAATTCGGTAAATTATCATATATGAATTTTTCATCGGAATCTTTTTCACCAGTTGAATGAATTAAATTATTGCTTAAATCATACTCTTTCGTCCATACTTTACTGTCGTGTGATAAATTCTCACTAATCATCGACGATGGATATAGCGAACTATAATCAACACATGCAACCGGGTCTTCTAGATATAACCCCGTTTTCGGATTGAATACATGCGCTCCTTCATATCCGCCATCGTTAAGATTTTTTTCAACGACCGGCATTAGTGTGTTTTTTTCGCCACATTTTTTAGAAACATAACTTTGTAGTTTAATTCCTTGACCCCGCTGAAGTAAGAAATTAAGTGGAACATCACATAAATTAGACATCTCAACCTTATCGGTGATAATATCAACCTTAATCAGTAACCAAATAACATTATCACAATCACCAAGGCAATATTTACCAACTGTAAATCTATCTATATCGGATTTATTAGCTAATTCAAAAATTTCTTGAACTGACACATCATCTTTGGCTAAACCCCAATTGATTTTATATTTATTTAAATCTAATTCTTCGGCAGAATCAATAGTGAAACTCGCATTATCCAGATTGATGTCTAAAATTTCAAATTTCTGTCCTTTCTTATAATTATTAGTGCTATGACTTACCTCGTCAAACTTAATATAGCAACCAACAGTTAAACCTGTTAAATTCTTGCTGTAAATTTGTGTTTGATTGTTTTCTTTATCAATATCAATCTTTTTTACCGAATCACTAATGAAATATGAAGATACATAGTCTAACTTATTTGAACTTAATGTGTATTCGCGTCTGAAAACCACACACATATCAATGATAATTCTGCCGGGCATATTGATGAAACTTAAATTGTATTCTCCACTCGCTAATACAATCTTGTTTTTGGCGATTCCCCTTTTTTCGGTATACCGGTGGTCTTTAGTCCAACATACTTCTTTAGTCCAACATACTTCATCGATGTTCTTTGATAATTTTAGGAAATCTTCTGTGCAATCAATTTCCCGAGAACGTTTAAACATAAAATCAAAATCAAATCCATTTATATTATAACCAGTAACAATATGTGGATTTTCTAATTGCATAATTTTAGTAAATTCTAATAATACACCTTTTTCTGTTTTTTTTTCAATAATTTTAACATTATTTTCAATGACCCACGATTTATATTTTTCGGGGACTTCACACCCACCCTTGACAATTATATATCTGGTGTGTGGTTTTTTATCTCCGTAATTTAGAAATGTCATACCAATAAACGTGACCATATCACCTTCTAATTTGGGGTAAAATTTATTCAGTGCCCCGTTTAATTCAAATAGTTTTGTATCGTGTTCGCATTTATCATCTTGGATAATTTCTAGAATGTTCGAATTTTTATTATATTTCTTCACTCTTTTACCCTTTTTATAAGAGGGCAAAACTTCGTCAGATCCATCGCATTCCTTCTTATCATCGCCATCATTGTCTGATTCTGAATCGGATTCTTCATTCTCCATAATATAATCTTTCCTTAACTGGTCTTTCGCAGGAATATATTTCATGAAATTGTCGAAAATGTTATTCAATTGTTCTTTTGAAATATCTTTGACTTTGGGATATACGCTGGCAATATCGGGAGTTCGCTCGTATCCAAATCCAGCGTTAATATGCTTTTTTAAACAAGCAAGATCAAATTTGGTCTTGTCGTCTAGTTCATTATAATATTCTAAAATATTGGTAGCAAGTTTTTTATAATCTTTTTCTGCAACAGGAAAGTCACCATGACTACTACTAGCCTCAATATCAAAACTACAAATATTATATTTTACTATATCATCTTTTTCGGTTTTTTTTATATGTTTATAACTAATTATATATTCATACGCACAATGTGTTTTTTTATTCTTTACATTTATTACTTTATTACTTGGTAATAATATCCATCCTGAGGGACTAATTTCTTGAATGTGAAATAATTTTAGTAGTGGCGGAATATTGGCTTCATATAAATAACATTTTGTTTCTTCATATAAATATCCATCTCTTACTAATTCTCGCTTGAATACACCACCCACGTTAGAATCAGTGTAGAACATTTTCTTTGCTCTGTTGTATGCTCCTGTATTGGTGAATGAAAGTTTGATAAAAGTGTGTAATTTGTTGTCGTCAAAACCATATAATTTGTGCCGTTTAACAAGTTTAGATGCGACAATAGAGTCTTCATAATAAACGCCTAACTTTTCCTTAATATGGCTGACAAATTCGCATCTGTCTGGTTCGTCCCAATCATCTCCTACTTTAATATAATAGAACGGGTTGAAATCTTCTATGATAATTGATGCTGTTTGGCCGGCTGTATTAATTCCAAACATTTGAATGATAAATTTCTTATTATCTTTATATTTATCATATCCATTTTTACCCAAATTTTCTGCTTTACTAAAACCATCATAAACATTAAAATCATATAATTTAAACAATTTAAATTTCATGGGTATTTTTTTTTGTGGTTCATCGTCATTTGAAGATGGCATTTTTATATTAATATATGTTTTATCTTAAAACTTTTAACATAAATATTTTTATCAATTTTAAAAATATTTACTTCTTTTTTTGTTACTTCTTCTTTTTGATTTTCTTTTTCCGCCCCTAACCCGCATCCGCTTACACTCGTGATCGCCCTGCACCCAACTCCAGGGCCTCGCATCGGCCTCCGTCATCGTCGCATCGGCATCCTCATTCATCCTTGCCACTGGATTCTCTAACAACATCTTCATCACACTCACTTTCTTCGCCACCTTCTCTACCGCCTTTTCTACCGCCTCCACACTGTACCGTACGCTATTGATTAACTCGTCAGTTATATTATTATTCTGCGCCGCCCAGGCCGCCGCCACCCCCGTCTCCGCCGCCCTCGCCGCCGTCCCCGCGTTGATCAAGTCATATCTCAACATCACCATCCCCCCCCCCCCCCCCCCACCTCCCCCTCCTCCGCCGCCCCCACTATATTCACTTCTTCCTCTACTAGTCTTGCTGCATCCATCATATTATTATTCACATTATTCATCTCCATCGCTGCCGCTTGGATATACTCCCAAGGCTGATCTATACTCGTAAAATGTTGAACATCGTCACTCAAAGCGTTAGGGTTTGTTGTATCATTCAACAATTCATATGCTTTAACTACCGCTTTCTTCGCGTTCACCACCGCCGCCATCGCCGTGTACGCCGCTGCCACTAAGTCATTTATTGTCGTATAATAAATTACCATATATAATAACTAAACATTAATTAATTTATATTTTTATCTAGTTCTTTTCCACATTGGATTTGTGAAAGGTGTATTATAATTTTCTATAGTTGATGGATCAGTTATACAACTTTCTGTATTTGATAAATTTTGATTTCGTTTTCTATTTCTAACTATATTAGCAAAATTTTTTGCTCTGGGAAGTTTATTTGTGTTTAAATTATTATCTAATGAATTTTTTACTGATATATGTTTTTGGGAATTTAATTTATCTTCAACTTTTTCTATATGACTTTTACATTCGTCTATAATTTGATATTGATTTAAAAATCCTCTTCCTATAATTGAATCTTCATCATAAGGTTTTATTGATAAAAGTCCTGGAATATTATTTAAACCAATAAATCCTTCTATTTTTTTTCTTGATAAATTACTTCCATTTCTGGCAGGAATAAATGTTGTATTTGTTATTGAATTCCTTGCGCCAGGTAATAATTCAATAGCACTAGATAACGTATCGATACTTGGATTATTACTTATTTCAATATTATTATATGGATACTTAAATTGTTCGGGCGTTTCATCAGCGTCTGGATTATGATATATAAAAATACAATCTACATTAGTAAAATCACTTCCTGCGGGTACAACTAAATTACTTGTTAAAATGATTTTATGAAAATTAAGTAATAAATTATCAGTATAATCATTTAAATTTTCAAATGATAAATCCTTGCTATCCGAACCATATGAATAATTCAAAGTAAATAAAATATCTATGTCAAATGTTTTATCATAGTTAAATCTAAAGTCATAATTTAATACACTATTGCTAATAGGTTGATTGAATAATATAGTATTAGCATTAGAAGAAGAAATATTTGTATTATTAAATCTAAAATTGTTTTCAAAATTTGAATAAGATATATCACTAGTATTAGTAATAAAAAACGTATTATTAGTATTTACATAACTAACATCAAATTTATTACTGCTTATTTCGTTGTTTAATAAAGCAAGTGAATTAAATCTATGGTTATAAATATTTTGTGAAAAATCTAATTCATAATTATGATAAAAATCAAATAAATTGAAATCTATAAATTTTTTTGTAGATTCTTGAATATTATTGTATAAAATATTCGTATAATTATAATCATAATTTTCTTCTAGTAAATATTGTCTATTTTTAATACTATTTGCTACATTTATTGAATTAACAGAACTGCTAAAATATATTTTTTTTATATCTCCTAATTTTTTAGAACTAAAAGTTGTTGTTGTTTTTTCATTAGATTGAATATCTAATTTTATTTTAGTATAAAAATCTTCTTGTGTAATACCTGTTATTGAATTTCCTAATGATAAATATACCATAGAACTATCTAATCCCGATGAATTAATTATATTATTTGAATAAAAATTATTATTATAACCTAAAACTCTTGAATTTAAATAAGTAAAATCACTAGTTAAATAAATTTTCCCATGGTGTTTTGAATAATAATCATAACCATTTGAAACTATAAAATTAATACAAATATCAGAGTATTCATCTATTGTATCAGTCTCAGATGAAAATTCTGGATAATTTAAATTATATTGAATTGTAGAGATATTATTTAATTTATTATACAAAAGAACATTATCATCTTCATATTTAGTATTATCATTAAATATAAACGGAGTTATATAAGATACATCAAGGGCTGCTAACTCTGTTGGGATATGTCCATTATATTGAAATTTGAATAAATTATTGAAATTATTTTCATCATAATTAATTAAACTATTTGATTCAAATGTATTATTTAAAGTTATATTTTTTGCATTAATATAGGCTTTGTTTTTATCATAGTCTGTAATTTTATTTTGTAAAGTAAAACTTAAATCGATAAAATCAGTAAATTTAAATTTATAATAATCACTATTAACAAACGGTTTATAAATATTAAAGAAATAAGTCAATCTTTTTAAATTTAAATATGTATCATCGTTTATTCCTATAATTTCATTATCTGTATTATTAATATCAAACGTAGTTTCGTTTAAACTTATTAGAGATAAGTCAGTTTTATTATTTCTTCGTTCAAATAAGTATTGATTATTATTACTTATATCATTTGTAATATCATATTTAGTAAATAATATCCTTGGTTTATTAAAATCATTATCTTTTTGTATAAATTTAATATTATGAAATAAATTTTGTTGTGTTAATAGTGTAATACTTCGGTTATCATCATCATTTATTTTTGTAGAAAAAATTACCCTATTTTTAAATTTATCATTAAAAAAATTTGTTTCATTAAATACATTATTTGAAAATTGATAATAATTATCATTTATTGCAATTTCTCTCGGAAGCCATGTTTTAATATTGATTTTTGTTCCTATAAAATTTAACTCTTCGTTGTAATTAGATGAAATTATTATAAAATGAGTTCGTGATGCGTCTACTATATTAGAATATACCATATTTATTATTAATTATATATAATCAATAATAAATAATTATCTTCTTTATGTATTTAATTTAATTACTTAAAGGATCGGTATTATCAAAATACCATTGAGACGATAAGTAAAATGGTTTAGATTTATTAATACTTGTATTTTCAGTCATAGTTAAATCTGGACCATCCGAAGTAATTTTATAAATTTCAAAAGTTCCAATTGCATAATTATAGTATTTTAAATTTGAAAGATTACCACCAAATCCACCATTAAGATTAATGTATATATTATCATAATTTTGTTTAACCATATTACTTAATTTATGTCTTTTTGTTAAAGTTCCATTTATATAAACATCAACTATATTTTGTCCAGTTACTCTTATTACTACATTTACCCATTTTTTTATTGGAACACCATCTACATATATGTCATCAAAATATTTTGCTGGATTTGTTTTATTATCATTATCATGGTAAACATTTAATCTAATTAACATTCCTAATACTGGATATTTTTCTAATAAATTATCAGAAATGTTTTTTTTACCAGTATAAAGATAAACACCCGGCGCATTATTTGGACCATAAACACCATCTAAAGCACCGTCAGAGTGTGTCGATGACCCTTTATGGAAAACATGTTTAAAATCTTTATTTTCATTATAAGTTAAATCATTTACATACATCCAAAATGAATATGTAAATTCCGTTCCGTCATATTCATTTCTACTTCTATATATTGGTACAGAATTTCTATCAGCAAATGATTGTGGAATAGTCATCGATTGTGTCGCATCTTTCATTCCTTTTATGATATATGGGCTTTCCGGGGGTGTTAAAAAGTATATAATTATTCTACTAAATACATAAAATAAAAATATAAATAAAATAATTATTAGTAATAAAAAAGTTGCCTTAGCAATTAAAGTATTTGAATTTAGAAATTCACTACCCGAAGAAAAAAAACTTTCACTTCCATAAGGGGTCAAAGCTACTATATTTTTTTTTGCTTTTCCTAATATATCATTAACGTTATCCATTATTATTATATTTATATTATAATTTTATAATTTTTTTTTAATTTTTTTTGAAACAATAGCTATAATTACTATAAAATCTCTCTAAACTTCTTGGTATTTCAACCAATTTATATTTAAGTACTTTCATTCTTAGAATTTATTTTATCAGAATAATATTTTAAATATAATTTTAAAAAATTATTACCAGTATGATTAGATAGTAAATGAGCCTCTCTCGGAATCATATTCGAGAAAACTTATTTTCAATCCATATTTATTATACATAGATTTAGCAAGCGAAGCACTAATACCTTCTTTGTAAATATTGTATGCTTCTTGGGGGTTAATTGCGTTGGGCTGATATCTAATTCTAGTAATAAAACCTTCAAACCCGTTATTTTTACCACCCATATTTCCAAGATAAATATTTTTACGTTTGTTATTTTCCATTTTATTTCTGTAAATTCCGTGTAAAATAAATGAATTTCTTAATTTTCCATCCAGATAAACATCAAATGTTTTGGTGTCAATGGATAAAGTTAGACAATTCCATTTTTGAACTGGAATATTTTTAATTAAATATCTTGTAAAGGTTGTTTTATTGGTATTGTTTTCAGTATAAGTTTCAATATCTAAAAATAAGTTATTTTCATATTTGTCTAAACCAACATTTATATTTTTAAAAGGAACCGGTTCTGTCGATAGTGCTTCGATAGATGAGCTCATTCCTACTAAACTATCTTGTAATTTAGGGGGAGTAATTGAATTAGCTTTTGTTGATATATAAAGAATATTTTTTTCATTTGAAATAGCATTTCCCCAATTATCTATGTAAAACCATACGCTTAACATAAAATTAGATGTATTATTTTCATTAAAATCTTTATTAGAAATTAAATTTCTTTTTGTAGTAAAATATGATTGAATAGTCGAATCTTTTTCTTGAGTATTTGCTAAAAGATTAGCGTCGCACATAATATCATAAATTATATCTGTTGTAAAGAACACTTTAGTAATTATAAATATTACTATTAAAACTAATATAGTAGTAATGATGATATTTGATACTTTCATTATTTAATATAAAGTAATATAATATTTTTTATTATATTATTTTATTTTCTTGTATAATATTTACTAAAATATTATTTATAATGGAATATTTTTTTGTATTTTATCATTTAATCTATCTTTTACATAATTCACTTCATATTCCCCCTGGTTTTATTGTTAAATCATATAAAAATTCTATATTATTCGGTGGCCGGGGTGTTTCATAATAATATATTTCTTTAATACTGCCCTGTATTCCATTTTCTTCTCCTATACTAATTTTATCATCATTAAAATAAGGCGGAACATTTTTCTTAGAACCAACCAATTTACCATCAATAAATACATCTATTGTATTATTTTGATAATTAATAGTAAATAACATCCATTTTTGATATTTAATTTTTTTGGTTTCATAAATTGTATCTGTTTGACTACCTTCACTGGTTTGTGTTTTAGATTTTACTAATAATTTTCTTGTTCTTCCATCATATAATATTACTGGTTTATTACCATAGTTAAATAACTCCGATTCTTTATTATATGCTAAACTTGTATTCCTTCCCTGAGGATTTAGATATAGATAAAAACTTATACTATAAGTATATTTATATTTAAACTTTGCATCACCTAAATATCCAATCATAGTTTTAATATTAAATTCTTGACTTGGAGTTTCATCAAATAATGTATATTTACCTGCTGGCGGAAGTAGTTTATTTGTGCTAGATTTATATTCTTTACTAAAATCTTGATATTTTCCAATTTCTCGTCTCGTATCTAAATAGTATGGCCCCTTTCCTCCTAATAAATCATGTTTATTCATACTTGTAATAAATTGAAATAGTAATGGCAATCCTATAAATAATGAAACTAAAATTATAAGTAATATAAATAATAAATAAACAGAAGATGGTGTTGCTTTTATATCTTTGTTTATTTCATCTGCTAGTATTACTAGTAAACACGGTATAAAAAATATTAAATTTTTAATTATACATAAAAATTGTATAATTATATTTTTTTTTCCTTCACAATCTTTTAGAATAATTGAAAATGTTTTTGCTATAATTGCTAGTATAGTGAGGACAATTATAAATCCAAGAAATATTTTTGTAACTGAATACAAATAATGATGTTCATTATATAAATTATATATTAAAACTATTATTAATATGATTGTTAAAATACTAAAAATCTGTACTCCTAAAAATTTTATTAAATTTTTTATAGGATCATAAATAGTGGATTTAAAATGTTCTTTATCAAATATATTTTTTTTTATTTTACTGCTGTCATTTTCTACATCTATTGTTTTTATTAATTTTTTGTTTTCTTTTGTATATAAATCTGTTTTAAAATCGCTTGCATTGCCGTTTCCTTTAACGGCTAAACCATCGTTTGTTTCTTGTTCGTTTCTATAAACAAAAAAGTAAAAAATACTTATTATTATTCCCCCTAATACTAATGCAATAATTTGAACATATTTATCAGGAATATTTATTAAATTAATTAAAATAATTAAAAGTATTAAAATTAATGTTAGTAAAATACCAACATAATATTTATAATTATTTGAATTAACAACTCCATCAAGTATTTTATATAAATTATCTCTAATTAATCTATATTTATCTATTAATATTGAAAAAACATCTCCTTGTATTTTTTGTATTTGATTATTTATATTAATATCCTTTTTATCAACCATAATTATATTATTAATATATTATATATAAAAGTTTGTATTTTATAATTTATTTATAAGTTTTCTAAAGCCGTTTTCTTACCATGGCAATCTCTACATAATGCTTCTAGATTATCAACATTATTTGAACCCCCATATTCTAATTTTGTTACATGGTCTACTTCAAACCAAGCCGGTAGTTTGCATCTGCAATGTTTACATTGCCAATTTTGAGATGATGCAACATATTTCTTTTTTGTTTCACTTACAGAACGTTTTGTTGATTTTGAACTATTAAGAATTTTTCTTTGTTGACCTGTCAAATTGTTATATGGATTTTGATTAGCTGCATTATAATTACTATTTATTGAATCTCCTATTGTTTTTCCTGTAAAATCTATAATTGGCGCTAACATAGATGTTGTTTGCCTATCGACTGGTAAATATTTAATATATCCATTTGCATTTGCAAAAAATTCTTTAGCGTGTTGAGGACTTCTTTTTAGATAAAAATATACACACAACCCTACAAATCCTATAATAGCCATTTTGTAATATTTACTATATGATTTAATTTTTGCTAAAATTTTACCTTCAAAATATATATTTCCTATAAAAATTAATACTATTAGTCCTATAAATAATTCTAGTTTCATAATTTATATAATTAGTATATAATAATTATATAAACTTTCTATTTATTTTTTTTGCTTCTTAGTTTTTTTTTATTTAATTTTTTTGTCTTTTTATTTTTATTTTTTTGTTCTTCTATTATTCTTTTTTTTTTCCCTCCTTCTTTAGGTTTATAATAACGGGGCACCCCTCTGGTTAGCGGCACCCCTCTGGTTAGCGGCGCCCCTCTGGTTAGCGGCACCCCTCTGGTTAGCGGCGCCCCTCTGGTTAGCGGCACCCCTCTGGTTAGCGGCGCCACTCTGGTTAGCGGCACCCCTCTGGTTAGCGGCGCCACTCTGGTTAGCGGCACCCCTCTGGTTAGCGGCGCCCCTCTGGTTAGCGGCACCCCTCTGGTTAATATTGGTGATAATGATAGTTTTAAACCAGATGTATTTGCAGAACCTTTAAAATCAAGTTCAAATAATTTACCAACATCAAAATCATCTTCGTTAATTGATTTTTCTAATTTATCATATGCAAGACCAGATTTTTCATTAAACGCTTTCATCTTTTTTTTAATTTCTGCAGTATTTAAAATACATATATCTTTACCTGTCATTTTAAAAAGATTTGCACAGTGGGCTTGAAAATTTAATACTTTCCTACTTAAATTAAATAACAGCATGTCTAACCCTACTCCACCAAATTTACCTTTTTCTGCATTAAGAATAATATTTAACATTTTTTTAATTTCTGAAGCTTTACTACCTTCTTTATGTATTTGTAAAAGATTTGAAAAATTGTTAGCTTGAATACTTAGGGATAAATATACATCTAATATATTTAAAAATTGTTGGGTAAATACAGGATAATCACTAATTTTAGTTACCGGGGATTTGTAATTAGAAGATATCATTTCATCTAATATTTTAATCAACTGTACACCTTCAGCATTATATTTAATCAAAAGTAAATGTATCTGCTTTAATATACTTATACACGCATTCCAATATTTTTGTTTAGTTTCTAAACTTTCAAATGCCTTATCGAAATGTCTACGCAGAAGTTCTTTACCTCGTACTTTGATTGCTGTGTCAAGATCTATTCTTGAAAATTTTTGATGTAAGGTATCAATATGGTTTATTGCTTCTTTTATGTATTCTTGATCCTTTATTTCTTTCTGTAAAATTTCATCTATTATTTTCCAAGCTATAACTATTTTTTTTTCTTCTTCTGTTTTTTCATTACTCGAAGGTCCTGCTTCTGATGATTGCGGTGGTGGAGTATCTGATGGTTTTGGTGCTAATGATTCTGGTGATGAGGGTGGAGTACTTGGTGCACTAGGAATTGGACTTTTTTCTGGCATAGGAAACCTAGTAGTTCTTGATAATTGCTTTTCTTCATAGTTGTCACTATAATCTCTACCTGCATTACTTAAAGGTCCTGCTTCTAATCGTGGTGATGATTTTTTTTTCCTAGTAAGTTTTGATCTTGTTCTGGGCGACATTACTCCTGCTCCATCATCTTCTTCGTCAGATGAATCATCATCAGAAACATCATCAAAATCATCAAGCAATTCGTCTGTTACTTTTTTATCTCTTTTTCGTGTAGATTTGTTAGTAAAAGATCTAAATTTTTTAGTAATATTGCTTCCAAATTTGCCTTTTGGTAGTGTAGTTTTAAGTATTCTTTGGATTGGTGTATCATCTTGCAACTCTGACTCCGTATCTATTGGTGTTGAAGAAGATGCAGATTCTGTTCCTTTACAATTAATACATGATGCAACTTTTTTTCCAATATTCGTTGAAGTTACTTTTGAACGTTCTACTAATTCTTTCATTTTACCTTGTAATCGTTTTCCTGACGCATATAATCTTGCTACTTCTACTCCATAATTAGTTATATTATTTTCAAATATTTCATTAAATGTTGTTAAACTATTAAATATTTTATCTATACAGGCTTGTATTTCTTGTGGTGTCATACCATTTAATATATTAAATTCTGATTGTGTAAAATTTTGTATATAATGTGGAACTTCATCAAAATTCTCTATTAAGGGCCCAACCTTATTTTGTTTAATTTGTTCTTTTATTAATTGATTTTTTAATTCATCTCTATGTAATCTATTCTTATTTAATATATCGTTTTCTATATTTGTTAGCTTACCATCTCTTTGTTTCCAATAAATTGCCAGTGTAGCATCACTATCAATAGTACCACGATCTTGAAATGGACGTATTATGTATCCTTCATTAACTTGCTCACCGTTATCATCTATTGCAAGAACTTGATCTTTAATGTGCGCTCTTTTATCTTCATATGTATTATTATTATGGACTGCTATTGCATTTGTAAACGATTTACCACTGTCTATACATTCTGCTATAGTTTTATACTGTATTAATCCATGTACTTTTTGATGCATAACGTAAGCAGACCATCCTCCAAAATCATCATAATCGGCTAGAGTAACTTGTAAATCTGGAAAATTTCCTCGTGGTATTTTAGGTTTTGGGATATTTTTAAATAAAAATAAACAATCTCTATCTTTAGGTTTTGTTCTTGCTAATTGAGAACGATTTTTAATAGTTTTATTTAATCCCATAGCATCTCCTAATTGGTTAGCTCTTCTAGTAAAACGTTGTCTAAATGTTTGTGGAGGGTTTTGTGGGAGCGGTGTATATGAGCCCGCATCTTCTTCTGCATGTT